CCCGCAGCTAATATTCATATCATCAGCATACCTAGTATACGCGAACCTTCTACCCTTCCCGTCAGGGCTATTCGCCGGGTCCTGCAGGCTACGCAGAAACTTGCTGAACTCAAAATCAAATGGAATCATAATCAGGTTGGTCAGCATCGGGCTAATCGGCGTTCCCATAGGCAGCCCTCCATCCAGGAAGCAAAGCGACAGAGCTTTTTTAAGTTCCTCTCTCCCGTTCTTGTGTTCCATGATGAGGCAGAACGGGTAAATTACAGACAGCGCGTTCCATACAAACTTCGGGGTAGTGTTAGGAAAGAAACCGCTGATGTCGGTCTTTAAATACCACTTGCTCTTATTCCACTGGTGGACTTTAGCAGCATCTACACTGCTTCTATTCTTAACATAAGCGTACGCAGCGGCGTGGCTGCTCGCATAAAACTCAGATTCTAACAGCAGCTTCAGTTCTCGCAGACAGTTCATCAGTTCATCGTCCGGCGCGTTAATTTCTCTCATACCGCCGCTCTTTTTCGGGATAAAGAACCTGTGGTAATGCGTGTGGAGATCGCTCTCAAGTAGCCCTTGATACTTCCTGTTGAATGCTTTCAGCAGTTCGATCTTCTTCTCCGTGTCGAACCCTGCCAGAATTCTCTTAGGCAGTCGTTCATATGTAATCGTCTTAGTGTACACTGTCCTCGACTCTCGTACGTGCTTATCCTGCAGCAGTGCGAGCATAACATCTTCCAGAGAAATCTGCTTGTAATTCTCTGTGACTTTAGCTGTTACATAAATCATATTGTTCTCCTTGTTCTTTATCTGAAACTATATATGGCTTGGCTTGAGCCTGTAGGCATCTATCCTGACGATAGGTTTATTGCTACCTATAGGCGCAGACGCGACGCTGTGCTAACCCACATTGGTGGATAGAGCATAGGTGCCGTGATTCTCAATAACCGAGTGGGTGTCCTCTCGTCTGCATGCTGGAGGAGGGTATCGACGAGCTTGAGCCTATGAATACCGGCAGCGGTAACTAAATCTGAGTCGCCTGTCGTCGTCCCCGCCTCTCCGGACAATGTATTACTCTTCCGTTCCGGCAAGAGTTTCTATTTTTTTCAAATAGAAAGTGCTTTCAGATAGTTAAATCAGGTTTGGTTGTTAGTTAACCACTAGCGTTAGTATGCTTCCATAGTAAAATCAAAGGCGTCGATCAGAACCATCTTCTTGATCGGACGCCCGTTCACAAAATTCATAAAATTTGCCACCGCGCAAGAGCAAATCATCCGCACAGAAGGTGCGATACTAAGTTCCAGATTACACGCAGATCGAGGAGTCTCAGCCAGGGCTTCCTCCTGGGTAAACTGCATGGAGTTAATCAGGTTTCTAACCATCTCGTTAGACCCCCAATCCGCAGCGAAGTGCTGCGCGTCTGTCAGCCGAAGTCTGGTATCAAACACAGCTTTGATGTATGGATTTCTAACGTTGTCTTCGCAAATTTTTCTACGGAGGTCAATGTTGTCTACCATAAGGAAGACGTAGCCGGACAGACGCTGGTTGGTGTATCCTTCCTGAACCACATCGATGCCGTTTGCGTCTGGGTTGATACTCAACATCAAATCTTTTACAGCCTCAGCTTTATTTCTACCGATATCGCTATCCTTGAACATCTGATTCGCGATATTGTGCGGCTCAACTTTATCGAAATCATACAGAGTAACCTTCTCAAGCCCAGCTCTCGCCAACAACTCAGCTACCGTGGAGCCGGACGCGCCACATCCAATGATATGTACCCTCTCCTTGACCTTCGTAGGGTTAAAAAACTCAATACTCTTCGATAAATTCATCTTCATACCTCCTTATAACATCAAACAGCTTAGAAACAGATTTTTCATCAACAGAACAAGCATCTTTAACCAGCTCGACCATCCACGGACGCCATAATAAATTTCCAGTTTCTTTTGCTAAGAACCTCGAAAGATTGTCGTCCCAACTATGAGTATGCCAACTCGCGTTTTCTACCGTTAATATTCTCCCACAATACCTTTCATGGTCACTACTAAAACAACCCGCACCACCAGATCCAAGAAGGAATATACTTCCTGGGTTAATCTGTTCAGCAATACGCGCATCTGGTCTTAAGAGCAGCTCGCTCCACTCTTTAACTCTAAATTTCTGACCAACCACGATATTCAAAATACCACCTCTATCACAACAACAAACAGTTCATAAAAATCTCCTCATCAACGGATCTCTTTAATCGCAATACGCTTTTATAAAAGAGCATCTCCTTCTTGCCAACCCTCACTATATACCAGCCACCAAATTCACCCTTAATGATCTCGCCGCCGTCTCTTATGAACTCGCTAAAGTAAGGATCGTCCCCCGCGTACATCACATTGACGGCGCATATAAATCTTTCGCCGGTGATAATGTCTACGCTCCGCGACACAGCTCCATTCGGCAATGCCGCCCGTAAGTTATCATCAAATTCATCCCACGTTTTTGGAATAAACTCAACCTGCTGCCCAGGTCTAAACATTATATCACCTCACAACAATAAGCAATTCACAAGCGTCTCTTCGTCAACACGCTTCTCTCCTAATGGGAGCGGTGCCACTTTATCCAATCCACTCTCCAGGCACTCATCTCTTACTTCGCCAGAGTCAATATGCCAAATCCAATAGTCATCCGGTTCCAGATAAATCGTAGCGCCGTACTTATCCGGGGCGTTAAAATTGTCACCTTCAACCATTTCGAGTCCATCACTGACGCACTCCTGGAATACTAAATGAAACCTACGTTTCACGTGCTCTACCGCACTCTCCAAATTCCCATAAACACCGGACAAATCAACACCCTGGTCTGTCTCGGTTATCACACAATACACTTTCATACCACACTCTCCTTACTTATGCGCCTCTGAACAGCTGAGGCGGAGCGAGGTGATACCATATTGGTAATATCGAGACTCCTACCAGCTGTTTAAGTTCAAAAGTTTTCCCGCTCCCAGCGCTGAAAACTTTTGAAGCTGCACCAATCATTTTGTTATTTCCTCGTTCCGATAAAAGTGATATGCGGCTCAACATATCTGTACAGGCACATATAGTTTTACTTATTTAAAATCTTACCACCATACCGGTCAGGATGCTCATCAATATTTTCGTCTACGTCTTTCATGAACTCTTCAAGCTCAACTGCCACGTTCATGATCCACTCAACCCCATCCTGTAAATCACGCACATCCACGCCCTCGAAACATTCAATATTGTCGAAAATCACTCTACACAAATCATATACAACAAAATCGTACTTCCCCGTCGTGATTTTCACATTGTTGTCTTCATACAGGACGCCTTCTCTGACATCGTAAACCTGCGCAGAAATGCAGCCTTTCTTGTTAAAAATCTGGAAGACGTAAAAATCATCAATGTCTGTCAATAAGTCCTCTCTATACTTCATATCGGTAGAAGAAGGAGCGACGCCCATATTTACGTGCGAGTGGCCATACAGCCGAACCTTATTAAATGTCTCCGCGTCAAGAGAGTTTTGCCAATTCACATAGTCTTCGTCATCAGGCTCAGTGCTTGTCGATGTAACCTTCTGTGGAAAGACCAAGATGTCTTCCACAATAAACTCAGCCGGTTTTTCCGACCGTCTTACAACTCCATGCCACCCAACCTCCAAGTTCCTATTCATAATAAGTAAGCACGTTTTCATCCATGCCTTTTTACTGTATGTGATTTCGCACGGACTAGTCGCAGTCAACAAATCCGTTGCGTTAGTAGCTTTAATCATCATTCTCACTCTCCTTTATCCATTTGATTGCTTCAATATAATTAACCATCTGTCCGTCCGGTAATTCCAACACTACGGCGTCTTCTCTGAACAACTCTTCGAGGAACGATCTCAGTACGACAGTATCACTAAGATTCAGATTTCCATTTTCAGCACACGTTGTATCTACCGCATAAACGTAATCACATTTATCGCAAGATTTCTCAAGCGCCTGTTGCCAGCTTCCCATGCAACCATATTTATCGAGATGTGTGTTAGGGAGATAGCTGCTGTATTCGCGGCTATACCCATATACCTTGATGGGCAACACCGCTCCTCCGAAAGAGAGTCTCCACGCGGAGCACATCCTTACCTTGATATTGGAGTCAACGAAAATCCCTGTCATTAAACTCTCAACATCACTTTCTGTTAGCCCTACGTACGAAGACCGCGCATAAAAAACTGATGTCCGATTATTGATGTACTCTCTTGCAATTTCCGGATCAAACAGCGTCATATAGCCGGTTACGACGTACAGAATATTCCCATCTTTGTCGCTGCTCTCAATAGACACGTTTTTGTTCGACAGGAAATAGTCCATCAGCTCGTTCTTGCTCTCAACATTACTGTTGTCGATTGCTGCCACCAACAAAGACTGTTCTTCGTACTCTCTGTACAAATTTTTCAAACCGGACATCATCTTGCTAATTGAATTTCTCGTACGCTCCATTTGTTCTGCATATTTTTCTCGCTGGATATTTCTCAGTCTAGCTTCATAGCCATAAAGATGATATCTTTTTTTAGCTGAATCCACATCCACAACAGCAGTGACCATATCATTCATCGCTTTGCAGACCGCGCTTCTACAGGAATCTTCTTTGGACAGAATCTTAATAAATTCTGACTCCGCTTCTGTTCTATCTTTGATATACCACGGGCAGAACATATTGAAGAGGCACGCCAAGTAGTGCCATGAACTATAGCTGTCCACATTGGTGAGGACAACCGTGCTCTTCTTCTTATTATTCCTAAAGATTCTCAGCATAATGTTGAGCTGTTCTTTCATCAGGCCAAGCTCTCTTGCCGTCTGCTCTTCCCAGTCGCTTGCGATCTTCATGTTGCCAACTAAAGATTCGGCGACTTTAACTTTGTCCCATACGCAAAATGTAATCGTGTTATCTTGAGAAGTTACTTCCGAAAAACGCTCCTTGTCTTCCGCCCACGTACTCCAATCAGCACAGTTAGAATCTACCACTCTGACCGTAACACGCGCGTCCGCCGAAACTCTTGACCTTAAAAACAGCCGAGCCATCGCAAGCGCGAAGTCATCGCCTTTGAACGTCCCGTCACCAACAATATTAGAGAACTCAGACTCCAGCTCTGGACTCAACACTAAAACTTCGCTGCGTTTCAAACAACTTGAAAACATATTTTTTACTCCTTTCTTTGTGAACTCTTGGCAAGTCACCTAGTGTGACCAGGCTACCTCCCAACAGCTCGCTACATTATGTACGAGGCCGGGCATTGCCCGGCCTCGTAGTCGTGTGCTAATTTGAATTAGATTGCGTTACCCTGCGCCTTAACAATAGCACTCAGGGTACATACTCCAACAGCACCAAGTTCTGCAAAGGTGCAATCCATATCATCAGGCATCAGAATCGTGCCGGACAGAGAGTTGACGCTGCGGCTGTAGTCAACCCCAATCTTTTCAAACAGAGAACGAGGGGTTTCCGCGTTTTCGTTTACGGCTTGACCATCAAAACGACGGGTAGTGCTACGAACATTAACAATAATCATATTATACTTCCTTTCTGTTAGTGCGTTTATGTTTATCGGTTACTTTCAGCCTGCCACTACGATCTTGGAACCGACACGTGCCAGCATAACGTCGATTTCTTCCAGTGCTTCGCGCATCTGAGCTTCAATCTTTTCGACCTTCTCGATAACAGACGCATATCTCTCAGCGACAACCTCGCGTACGGGGCGGTCAGCTTCGGTAATGAGACTCACAGTTACGACTGCGCGGCCAGAACCGTCGCAGGATTCAGCCTCATAGATGATGCCGGTCGGTGCCACCGCACCTCTTTCACCGACGAGAGTGTAGAACAGCGCATCGCCGTCTTCGTCCAGTAGCTGCACGGACTTAGGGCGATACAGAGTTGCGCGTTCAATTTCCTCGATACTGAAAGCGCTCTTAAAAGTTACTGCGTTACCACATACAATAATATCCATACTATGTACTCCTTTTTTCGTGTTATTGAACTCAGTTATAACCAACGTTACATTCCTAAACATGGATGCTCGCCCACTCTGGATACCCATAAGAGCCTGGGTAATGTAAGCCTGCGAGCGGAACGCTTACGTTACTCGACTGCAAGGCTCAGCTTATCCGCTTTGCTTCGACCCTTTTGTTAGGGTGTCCCGAGGTATCTGTGCTGCGGATGTGGTTGGCGAACCTGCACCGTAATCGCGAGCAGGCAGGAGCAATTGCCTGGCAGCGGCGGCCTCTCTTTCAGCAATATGTTACTATCCCGTTCCGGCAATAGTTTCTCTCTTTTTTTTTGAGAAAGTGCGAATGCTTTGTCGGTTATTAACTGGAGTTACTGACGTTTGTTCAAATTGCGATTCTATTTATGCGTTATCAATTCTCTGCTGGCCGTTATTCCAAACGACCAAGCAATCAGGATCGGGAACACCTTTGGTTTCCTTACCATCCAGCCATCTAGACAGTACGTAAGAGGTTGTCAAGAACACACGGTGACGGTAATGCTTACACCGGCCATCAATAGTGGAATCCTTAATCCAATCTCTCAGTCGGACGATCTGTCTGTCCAAACTAGACTCAGCGTAACCGGTCTGGAGGACATTCCAGAAGTATTCAAGCTTAACATCGCTTGCCCCGGCTTCTTTTGCCAGATACAGAGCAGCCGTAACCGGAGCAGTACCAAGCTTACGCTGCTTCACCTTCAAGAGACTATTGACCCAGGAGAATTCAGTAATATGCTTCGAAATCATGTCCGCTCTCTTAGCTTCGTTCTCCAAGTGCCTCGCACTAAACTCGTTCAGAACCATACAGATTGCAACCGAGCGCTTGTAAGAAGAAATCTTGCCTCTGTTTCCACCCTCGGCCATCCACAATGCGTCGGCTTCGCTTCTCGCTCTGCCTCGGTCAATGTACGGACTACGCTCCATGTTGAACAGGAAGAACAGCTTCACGGTCTTGCCGCAACGTTTCACAGCTTCCAACCGGTGATGGCCGTCAATAAGAACACCGGCCTTATCAAACATGATAAAGCCGGTAGGGGTGTCTTCTTCCCACGTACCATTCATCATGTGGGACTTGTACTTATTCACGGTGTCCTTACTGATAGGGCGGTTGCCGCCAGACAAAGCCAGCAAACCCGTTGCCATCTCCGGAGACACGTAAGCGTATGCCAACTGTCCTCCGTTCCGTTCTTCGAGCAACAAATTGCTCAACAATTCTTCATAAGCTGTCATTTGTATGTACCTCCTAAAAAAAATTTGCTGGTGGTTCCTGCCCGGCTCGAACGGGCGACCATCCAGTTATGAGCTGGACGCGCTAACCAACTGCGCTAAGGAACCAGGTACGTTTAAGGCCGCTGATAAATTCAGCGGCCTTAAACTGTTAATGAAAGCAAGTGTCCGTATAAAACGAACGTGGCAGCGCCGGATAGTGTCGAACTATCGTTCACGGAGTCAAAGTCCGTTGCATTACCGTTATGCTACGGCGCTATTTAAATCAAGCAGAGCAGAGTTTAAAGCCATTCCAGGCTATGTAAAGAAAGGAGGTGGTTTATCAACAATAACAGGTAGGAGAATCATTTTCTGTTGCTTGACATGGAGCAGGCGGCGGGTACTGACCCCGTGTTCCCGGTTTGGAAGACCGGTGTTCTAACCATTGAACTACACCTGCGTGGACTGAGTGGTCAGATTCGAACTGACAACCTCCTGACCCCAAATCAGGAGCGCTTCCATTGCGCTACACCCAGAGATGGAGCTACCACCCAGAATCGAACTGGGACTTATTGCTTACGAAACAACCGTTCAACCATTAAACTATAGTAGCATGGAGGCCGATGTGAGACTTGAACTCAACGTCTGCGGGTTACAAAGCCGCAATTTTACCAGTTAAACTAATCGGCCACGCCACCCTGCAAGGCAGGGTAACTATGTAAGGGAGATCAAAAAGGGGAACTCCTGTCTCTTCCAGGATGCCAACACACTACTACGATTTACCAGAGGCAAACCGCCACTTTTCAGGTGTCATAGTCCGCAAACTATGGGCTTTTCTTTGGTGAGCTACCTCGGATTTGAACCGAGACTTTACGCATTCTAAGTGCGGCCTCTCTGCCTATTGGAGTAGTAGCTCGTTTGAACTTGCTGCAACCCAGCCTGGTGGTTGACCCGTGGGCGTTGATAACTGACCCGAACCATTGACCCAGGATTTTGTAAAACTTTAACCATTGAACGTTGACTCTTAAATTTTAATCTTCTGAAGATCTTTGAGCCGTGAATTTTGAAATTTGAGCTTTGAAGTTTGAGCTTTATAGCAGACTTTCTTCTATTAAGAACTTGGATTAACAGTCCAATCTTTTTACAAGCACAAAATTTCAAATTTTGCTTTGTAGTTGGCACATATTTGATCATTTTTTACATCGAACCAAGTGCCATCAGCACGATGGGTTACCGTTTTAGGTTTTCGGATTGCAGCAAGTTGATTATTTTAATATTCTACAGTGATTTCAGTGGTTGCGTTGGCAATAGACAGCTGCGAATCCACATCCGTAGTAAAGGCGTCGATCCAATCGCTCAAAACCTTGATTTCATCACCGATGCCAAGCGGATCGACCAGCTCATAGGTGTTATTTGCGATGTAATCCTCTCTCAGCTTCTTAACCACCTCAGAATCCTTAGATGTCTTAGCTTCTTTGGGCTGCGACTGAAGGAAATTCATGATGTACTGCTCGGCTTTCGCCTCAATCCACTCGCCTTCATGTTTTGCGACCTCGGCACGAGCTTTTTCGTACTGCCGAACCATTATATCCAGCAAATCCTTCTTAGCTGTGAGTCCATGGTTCTTCATCTCGATAGCTTCGGCCACAGTGTAGGTCTCACCACCAATTACCACCTTGATTTCGGCATTGGAGAGCACAACCGCTCTCTTAATAGCAGTCCGACGAGCAATCAAATCCGTAACGGACTGATAATCAGACTTCATCTCCTTTTTGAGGGTTTCAACCAGTACACCACCGACCTTTTTGTCGCTCACTTTCTTGCTGGTGACGAAAACCTTACCAGAAGTGGCGTTGAAAATTCTAGCGTCCAAAACCTTCAGCTCCGCGAGAGCTTTGTGGATAGTCATAGTCTCTTTGTTCATGTCAATTCCTCACTTTCTTACTTATAGCTTATAGAATTAGATTTTTATCGTGGTCTCCCTGGGTGAATTCGAATCACCATATACCTTATGAGGGCCTTCCAATTATAAGTTGGAAGCTATAACCAATTTAGCTACAGGGAGATATTTGTTCGGCAAACACAACCGCTCTATCAATCAGTCGGCCTAACCAAAGGATAGAGCTGAGTTGTGTCGCCCAACCTGCCTGAGAGCTTTCTTGCCTAGCCTGTACTTAACCGGGTGTCTGCAATCAATGTTTAGGTTGCTGGTTTTGACCCTCGCCCCAGAACCAGTTAACTAGAGCGATTGAGAGCTGCTAGGCGGAATTGCACCGCCTTGAAGTCATAAGTGAGGCACGGAAGGAGTGTGCCACACCTCTTCACCCGCTTTGAGCAGCGTGTACGGCAACCAGAATTGCACTGGAATAACTGCGGTCAGACAGCCAACCTCTTTTACGCCATAAGGTTATATACATGGAGCAATATATGGTTTATTTCGCACTATACATCGCGCAGTTTAATTGCGCGTGGCACCAGCACTAAGACTCGAACTTAGAACTACGATTTTGGAGACCGTTGTTTTTCCATTTAACACTATACTGGTAAGTAAAAGCACCGTCAGCACCCGGTGCTTTGGGGAATAATTTTTAAGAAAGGAAGTGAACAATGAACAATACCATGCCTGGTTTAACCTATCAAAGTGCTGTTTGATGGTCTTGTGGCGAGGAGCTGAGGTGTCGATCCCCATACGGTTACCAGCCGTACCAGCTGTTTTCAAGACAGCGCTGCGAGCCGTCGCAGGTAACTCCCCGTGCATTTTAATCTTATGTTTTTTAACCGCTCACCGTGGTTATATTATACAAGATTATTTTTCAAACGTCAACCCCTTTTCGCGAAACTCGTTAGACGAGTTTCGCGGTTCAGGAGTTACCCTGGGCAGCTTGCGACTACCCAGGGCAAGAAACAACCGCAGCGGAAAAGGCAGGGCTGCGGTGTCACTCTTCGTCTTCGATATGTACTCTGTAACCGCTCTTCCACCAGGCAGCTACACCAGCAAGGCCAGAAACACAGGCCATCGTAGACCAGCCCATCAGCTGGAAGGTAATTGCGGAGACCAGAAACACGGTCGCCGCGAGCGCTGCAAATTCACGTTTCATTTCAGGAGCACCTCCTTCAGGTAATTGCGGATCTTGACGCGGGTTTCTCCGAGCCGACCAATAAGACGAACTTCTTCCTCCAAAAGCTGCTTGGTTTTCTTGTAATCATCAAGGGAGGCTTGCAGGTCGCAGACAGTTCCACCTGCCTTGCGTTCTTCGGCTCGCTTCTCGTAATAAGCCGCGTCATATCCAGCCTTGTTGATCTCGTCTACAAACTCTTTTTCTTCTTTCAACAAATCCAACAACGCAATCTGCAGTTCCATCATTCATCTTCCTCCTCTTCAAAATCCATCACCCGGTATTCATCGAGGATGTCTTCGGGGCCATCGTAATATTCCGTAAAGCTCGAACCATCATGCAAGACATATCCAGCAGAGGTGAAGCAACCGCCCTCTTCGTACCTGGCGTCTCGGCCATAGCTCTCATAGTCGATGTATCTAGCAAGCGTGCCGAGCTTATCCGTATCGTAGCAGCCACTTTCTTCGATGTAATAATAACCAAGGTCGTAGTCGTTATCTACACCCGAGAAAACCATATAGCTATCCAGGTTATCCATGAGGTTGATGAGGTCTTTTACAGAGTTGCCGCAATCTCCAACCTCAACAACCGCCTCAAACAACTCAAGGTCGCCATCGCTCAGTTCGTCCAATCTTGCCGCCAGGTAATTCAGCTCGTTCAGATTTTCGTATTCGCCCAGCTTGCTGTAAAGACCGTCAACATAGCAGTCATAGTCCGTGATGAACCATTCCTCATAGAGCTGACCGAAGTCATCCTTCTGGCCGATCCCGATACGCTTGAACACTTCTTTCAGTTCCTCAGCGGTGGTGGGAAACTTCATCCATTCACCGACCAGCATTCCCTCGTTATACTTGCCAAGATTGGTGATAAAGGCGGCAAAGGGATAATCACCACCGTATTTGTACTTTGCCATAACGAAACCTCCTTACTTAACGTCAACCAACTGGCCGCCGATGTAATCGAACCGGGCCAGGACTTCATATTTGTGTTTGTTGTCAAGCACCATATAGGAACTAACGACCATACCAGTAGGGATGTCGCCTCGATATGCAATGTAATCATGACCGCAGTCACAATCTTCCACATACCCTTCGCCATTTCCACCGGCAATCCAATCCTCTTTTACGATATAGATTGCGTTGGGGTCCAGAGCGTCATTGACGTACTGCTGGTGGGTGATCAGCTTAACCTTGTTATCATTAAATCCGGGCTGTTCCTGTTCAATTACCATGGTAGTATCATCACCAGCACACTTCACCGTTACGACGATTCCCCACACTGCCATAGCTGCAATGACGATTGCCAGAATAGCGATACACTTTTTCTTGACGTTCATTTTAAGTTCCTCCTACCTGTTTTCTTTTTTTAGATTACAATTTCCAGATCGACGTACTTGGTATGCTTCCCAGGGCTAGGTACAACCAGCGCCGGACCATCATGGTTATGGTTACACAGCAGCCTGCTGAACGGATACAGACAACCACTTCCATCAAAATCCACCAGGATTTCACCGGCATGATTCTCACCGGCATAGATTTCATTCGGAAGAACCACGGTCAATTCCTCATAGATTGCAGTAGTAGGACACATACTGTACACCGTTTCCTTTTCGTGTGCCAGCGTTCCATAGTTGGCAAAGATTGTTACCTTCATATGTATACCTCCTTACAGGACTCTGCATTCAATAACAGGCACACCACCTTCTTCGAGCTTCTTGTAAGCCTCAGCCTGTTCCGCCCATACCTTTTTGTCGTGCTCGAAGCCATCATGTTCCATGATGTGCTTCTTGAACTGATCCGATTTCGTGTTTCGGATGGCGTACATAGTCCCATCCTTAACAAAGAAGCCACTTTTCCGGAGCACCTTGTCCACGCCGAGCTTCTTTAGTACGCGCCAATAGTCAAGGTATTGATTGAACTGAACGTCTTCCAGTTTGACAACGTTCCTCACAATTCCGCGAGTCCTATTGTCGTTGTCTTTGATAGTGATACTGGTTTTACCAATCTTGACGTTTTTGCCAACCAAATCCATCATGCTTGCCATGGCTGTTCTCCTCTCTTAACAATTTATCCATAAAATGCAGCAATTTGTTTACATTGAAGACATAACCAATTCATTTTGCACTCGTAGCATGAAATTGCTATCTGTCAAAGAAGGAGGTGAAACTATGCAAATGATTTCTGTCAACTCTAGTCATATTGACAGCATCGGTTATGAAAACGGGACCCTGTACGTTCGGTTTAGTTCCGGTCCTACATATGTATACTCCAACGTACCTGAAGCAGTTTACGCCGGGCTTATGTCCGCTTCTTCTCACGGATCTTACCTCGCACGAAACGTTAAAGGCGTCTACGCATACCACAGAGTCGGTTAATCAACAACTACTAGCACGGTGGCTGGGCCGTTGACGGACACATCCAAGTCCTGATACGGTTCGGCCATTTTTACCTCGACACCCTCCCTGGAACTCAGCTCTTCCACGAGTTCCTTTGTAGAGAAGCGACTTAAATCTTTGTAGTTCATTTGTTCTCCTTTCTGCCCATAAGAAAAGACCGTGCTGATTAGCACGGTCTTGCAAATGGTTTATTAACTTAAAAGCTCTCTAATTCTATGTCTGACTACCTGCTCAACCAATTTAAGCCGCTTCGCAGATAGATTGTAAGTGGGCTGTCTCTGGAAACTAAATTCCAGCATACTCCGGAGCTTCTTTTTGTGGTCCGCTGTCATAAACTCTTTTGCCTTCTCGATGAAATCATCATAAGCTCTTGGATAGAGTGTGTTAGCATACCGAACCAGAGAATTTGCGTTTTTGAAATCGTCCGACCCAGCCAAGTTGAACAGCGAGTTACCATGGTCAAACAACGGAGCTGGTTTGGCAATCTTATTTGTTTGGTTGTCCACTAGGAATCCAAAATTCCCATAGTGGCGATCTGTATTACAGATGATTGCGTCCAAAAGGTACATATCCGCAAGAGCAGAGGTGAACCCAAGGTCAGCGTAGAACTTTTCCAGCACACTAATACCTTCTTCGTGAACCAACTGTCCTACTGGTACATACGAATATTCTTTTGACGTGAACAGCTCACACGCCGAACAAAGAACGCCCTTCCATCTTGATAAACTATATGGGACTGCTTCAATTTCCAGCGCTGACGCTATTTGATAAGCGTAAAGCTCCGAGTATGGTTCATACCCGGTGTTAGAAGCACCAGAGGTTCCACCCTTGTACAAGTAAACCTTACCACGAATCCGCCGCCAGCATTTTGGCAGCATACCATTTGTAGTGAACTCTGGGCTTGATACCAAATCGGTGTTTGGAACATTACCAACACCGGTAAAAGCAACCGCCGCAAGAGCCTGATTGAAATTGTTGTCGTACAAGTTTACCTGCTCAAACGTTGTCGGGTCATCAACCCGTTCAACCCAATAGCAGTCATTCAGCGACAAACCTTTTGACAGTGTGATGATTCCTAACTGTCTGTTCAGACTTAGGTTGCATTTGGACAGCAGGGCGTTCACATACGCTCTGTTCTTTGGGATTGCTCTGCTCTTGATCCATCTGGAAAGGCCATCCACCGTGGGAGTAAACCCTATAGGCAGAAGGCTTTCCTTGTTTTCATTTACCCATAAAATTTCATACTCAGGGTTTGCGCTATCTGGATTTGCGGAGAACCGAAGAAGCGGTTCATTAAAATGTTTCAGGTAATATTCCATTGGCAATTCACCCCTTTCCGTGTTGGTGCTACATTATACCATTAGAGAATTATGAGTGTCAAACCCGTATCTCTGCTTTATGTATATGTTTTTACCTTCCTATACCCATCTGGAACCATATCGCCCACGACGATATTCCATCTGATACTATAGGCTTCTGTTCTGCAATATGCTTGCGTGTCTTCCATCCATACCTCCAAAACCATCGTACCATTTTCTTCCGCTACACGTTCGTGGCTTTCCAGCATGTGCAAGTAGCAACCTTCTAGGTTGTCGTATACTTCTACGATTCCGCGTTCCACTTTGTCGCCTATCTTAGTGTAAGCAAGGATATAAACGTATGGGATTTCCTTTTCGACTATATCCCAACTCTCGCCCTGTAGTTCAGTAACTTCCATAGCGTACTCACGAGAGGTATAACCTTTGTCGTAGGTCGTGCCTTCGTTGGTCTTTGTGCGGATCGTGTACAGCTTCATACATAGCCTCCTGTCGTGTAAGTGCTACCATATTATAGCACCTACACCACCAGAGGTCAAACGTCAGTAGCATTCTCTGTCACGCTCTCTCTGCTCTTTGTATTCCAGGAGATACTGGGCGGCTTCGCGACACACGTCGCTATCGAATTTTTGGAGAAGCTTTGCTACTTCTGCAATCCGCGCGTCCTTCTTCGCTTCCTTAGCGAGCCACCTGTCGTACACATCGCTATCAGTCATCATGCCCATGGTGCGATAGAGGTCACTCACAGACCTTATACCAGACAGCCATTTCTGACCGTCCTGGGACTGCAACGCCGTCGCCACCTGGACAAGCCCTTGGTTACGGAGCGCACCTGGGTTAGAACAGCCGACCCATTTCAGCGGACAGCCGTCGCAGTCCTCGCGGTCGGTACAGTAGGTACGTACCGCTTTGATGGCTTTATGCCAACTATCGCAGGTGCAATAGCAGCAACCATCTACGCGATAGTTTTTGCAGTTTTTGCATACGTTCACTTCCATTTTTGTTCCTCCTCTTTCTAATAAAAACGCCCGCTAAATAATAGCGGGCGTTGGAGACTTGCTAAACCACCGTCGTGGTAAAAAGAAAGCCGTACTTAGTACGGCGGTATGTGTTAGTCAAACCATTTCAGTTCGTGCGGTTCCAGGGTTACGTCAAAGCAGATACAATCCCAAAACCAATTTGCACTATCCCCATTTTCAGCACGGTCAATAACAAGCGCGAACTCGCTTTCCCAGCTGACGTCCTTAACAAGAGTCAATCGCTCGATGTCAAAACACGGCGGAAGCTCATAATAGATATTCTCTTCTCCATAGATGACATCCACCTCCACTTCATCGACCGAAATCTTGACGGGAGCAACACCGACCCGCGCAAAACCATGAGCGCTATTTACTACTTCTGTTTTTATGTACAATTTTATCACCCTATCCCTTTCTCTTATTGTATAATATACCGTTAGAGGAAAAAATTCCAGAGGTAAAATATTCCTCTGTTGATAGAGTGGATTGCCTAGCGCTCACCGTGCCCCTCTACAAAATAGAGGGGTGCCGTCAACGTTAGGTATACCATCAAATTCCTAGAGCGTGAACCTTCGCCTTGACGCTCTTGATAGAGCTGGCGTGGCAAGTAAAGACCACTTTCACTACCCCTTTACCACGCATGGCGGTGTAAGGAATCATGATTGTCCGGAGATAGCGCATGAACTCCATGGCAGGCTTGCCCTTCAAAACCACGTAACACTTCTTCATGTCGGGAACTCGCCGGGTCGCTGCTTCCAGCTTATTGATGTGGTTGATACCTTCCATAGCGTCCAAAATACCATTCCGTCCCATAAGTTCTACGTGGGCGCGAACCAAGTTTCTGAACCGCTCCGGGTAACTATACCAGGAGAGGCCGGTCATCTTGCATTTTACCACCATAGCGATAGCTTTGTTCCCTTCTTCTTTCCAAAGAAGGTCAAAGGTCTTTTCTCTTTTTTCTCCGTATTTCATAGTTACCCCCTAAAGTAAAACCATCCTAGCAAAACCAGGATGGTTATTGATTACAGATTAAATGCTTCTTTGTAAAACTCGTACATCTTTAGTATGTCAAAGTAATTCTTTTTGTGGCGAAACACGCCCTCAATTACAGGCTGATTTGCGCGGTCAAAAATATTCACGCCAGACTGCTCAATCTTATGCAGTTCGTAATACCGCCCAGACCTCCAAACATTTTGATATGTGTGGCGGTGTGGGTAGCCTAGCGCCTGGTATTTTTTGGCCATCCTGCTGCATTGATTATTGACCGCTGCTAAAGAATACCCTTTCCCAGACTCACCCGATCCGACCAAAACCATTCGTTTTAAGAATAAATCCACAGACATGTCTTTTATTGCTTGAGCTGTTCCGACACCTCTCGGCCTGACAGAATACCTACATTCACAGTATCTTTTTAACGTGTCGCAAATGTTATCGGAAAACCCACTTGTGATAATCGAACCATCCTGCCCATAAACAATTCTATCATCTAAATCTACGTCATTATCCTTCAGGGCAACGATTTCCGAATTGTTTAGTCCAACCCAGTTCAGGCAAAAGACGGGGTATTCTATATAACCAGCGTCGATAGGAATTACTTTTTTGATAGACTCCACTAACTCAACATCATCTCTGAACAAAGATTGCCCCAGCGGCTCTATCAAACGAATATCCTCCGGGGATATTTCAAAAATCCCATCTGACACGTCGGGGAAGATATTATTTTCCTTACACCATTTCGAGTACAGTCTTAATGTGCTAATGGTGCTTTTTACAGTTCCAAACTCTGTTAACCCTATCTTACCGATAGTATAAACACACTCATTTTTGCCCATTTCTGCAATATCTTTTCCTGCTTCCACCTCGTAAGGTTCTGTCCTTGCAAAAGCCCAGGCAATCGACTTCTGTGTAGACTTCACCTCTCTGCAAAATTCCATCTTGACATCCTCGTTATACAATATACCACCACCCTTTAGGCAATGATACCATGTATAATCAAAATTCGTCAAGCGGAAGTTGTTACAACAAAAGCGCCGTTGCGCACCACCTCCATTTGTGATATGATTAGTGTACCCTTCCAGGGAGGGCCGAAGCCCTCCCCTTTAGGGCGGTCAGGCCGCTCCTGCTTCCATGGCTTCGTCGATGGTGGCATACTCTACCCCATCGGAACCCATGTAGCCGTAATCGGTGTAGTCACCGGTTACATATGTATGGTTGCTCATACAGCGTCCTACCTTTCCGCTATCCTGGCAGTAGCTTGCTAGGATAGCTTTTTTGCAGGCATAGACAGAATCCATCTATGTTATTCCTGCGACCTCGCAGGCCAGGACAATCCCAGCCTACGAACGCTCCCGGCCTAACGCCTGTTTATAGTCGCCGGGACGACTTTTAATTTGAACCGAACGGGTCGATTCCGTATTCCATAAGGTGACTATATTTATCTACTTTGTCCATATTGTCGAACTCTTTCGCTTCATCCAGCACCTGGACAAATAACTCCATGCGAGTTTCAAAACTATGAATCTCGTCCCCTTCCATAGCCCTAATACGGCCTAACAGGTTCACGAGATGGTTCCACTCCTTCCACATATAGACGTCAATGAGGCCATATGTGTGCATAGCCTCAACCATATTGAAAAAGCCTTCTGCTTGTCTGTTGCTAACGTAACTTGCCAACATATCAGACATAGTGACCTTGTTTTTGTTCATTTCCATAGTGATTCCCCTTTCTGAATGCTGTTTAGCACTCATCGCGTCCTTCTAGCAGGTAGAGGGATACCATCAATGCTAACTCCACTCCGGCTATAGCCCCGCCATTGGCGGGGCTATAGCCTTTACCATTACTTTTCCTTCTTAGAGCGGATTTCGTTATTTGCCCCGTTCTTTCTAGTACGGTAGCACCGGAAGACAAGGTTAACGAGTCCCTTGTCATTTTTTTGGGCATAGTGCCCGTTTTCTCCCGCCTTATCAACGGCAGGCAGGGAGGCGGTACGGAAGAACACGACGTCCTTCCAGATCATCTTGACGCCGCCATCAGGGTCCACCCAACGCTGAACCAGTTCGGTGAACTGCTCCTGAAGCGCGTCACGACCCGTCTTAGTCCATCCCAGTTCGTCCCTTTTCAGGGAGTCCTCGGGAGACAAGGAGAACGTTTTGTCTCCATTATCCCGCGCCCACTTGAGCGCGGTATTGTACAGGAATACGCGGCACGCCGCCTTAAACCCGTCCGCGCTCTGCCCCTGGCACTGGGATACCACGTCCCAGAAGTAAATACGGGTATCCGTGCCCGTCTTGACCTCATAGGTGCCGTTAGTATCCGTCACAGAGACGGACGGCGCACATTCGTTTTCTGCAAAGTGTGCAAGGGCTTCGGGGTATGTCATCTGGGTATACCCCCAGATAGCGCGATACCTGGAGCAGTCATTATAGCGCTGGACAGCCGACGCCACGTTCGCCTCCGCCTGGACAATTTCGCCAGGCATGACTTCCACACCCTTGTTCAGGGCATTACGTGCCGCCACAGCGTCACGAACGGCCTGAAGCAGTTCAGTTTCAGTGACACCCTTATTTTCCCGCAGTACCTTCTCCATCTTGCTTTCATTCTTTGCCATGATATTTTTCCTCCTGTTATGTAAAATGTGTTTCAAAAACAAATCAGAGCGGCGGGAAAGTTCGGTTTAGCGCGGGTATAGTCTTTCATCATGGACATACAGCCAGAGTTCGTAGCCGTCTAACTCCCAGGTTTCTACCGCGTACGTGTACGGGTTAACACTGATATACGGCGCGATATACTCCGGGCTACCGTTCTTGATGTCTCCTAGTTTCCCGTCCATGTAGATTTCGCCTGTTTTCACTTCCATGACAAGGACATTCATTTCGTCGTCATGGCGATTTGCTACACAAAACTGTCCTACAGTCATGACAGGTTCGCTAGGAGTAATCTCTTTTTCAGGTTCAACAACCTTAAATTCTGCTACTTCGGCGGGGTCATCGAACCATACATTGATGGTTTTACCGTCGGGAAGGTTGACTTCAAGTCTAACGTTCAGGTCGCACACATATGCATTGACGCCCCTAACGGTACTACGATAAATAGGATACCCGGCACGTTCGACACTATCAGCGTCCATTTCATAGTCAGTAGGCATAAGTTCATCAACGATCGCCCAGGCTTTTTCTCTGGTTCTTGCTTTCATTTTTCAGTTCCCCTTTTTTTTGGCGTTTCCGCCGCTCTGATTTGTTTTTGAATTATGAATTATCATTATTGTAGAAAAATAAACGCGCCCCATTGCCTGGAACGTTGCCCATAGGGGTGTGCCATAACAATGGGGCGCGTGAAATTTCCATTGATACATTTTTCCGTTTCAACCTTCAAGTCAACCTAGCAATGGCATTTCACGCAACGAGCCGCGCAACCTTGAAGAATTTTTGGGGACATTTTTCCACTCCGAACGATGATAGAGTCGCTACTTCCAGCACGTTCATCATTGTTTAGCATGACACGGCACTTCCCGGAACGCCCCGTCCCCTGGTTCCCGGCACTATCACACAAAAATAGTGCTCCCGTCGGACGTTTGACAAGTCACGACCGAAAGATAGTTACTACCCTATCCCTTGCTATCAAATCGAGCTTGCCAGGCCAGTCAATCGCTACAGGATGTAAAAACTGTGCGATACCACGTGTTCCCACGTGGGGTATGTACCCTAGACACGACCACCCCTATTTGCTACAGCATATACGCTTTTTTGACTTTGGGGGGTGGTACTCACTCTAACGATAGAGTATCACCATAGCCTTTGTACAAATCACCTAACGGCATTTTGTACCAGCAGTCAATCAACGTAGCGTGTAGACTGTCATTGTAACGCTGTTTCACGGTAACACCCTGGTTTGTGTCCAGGGGGCGTTTCCGTCTGTCCAGCTACTTCCACGGAGTTTCGGTTATGAGTTATCATAATGCCCCAAAACTTTTCGCTCTTTCGAGCTGTCCCCATTCTACCACATCCGGTCGGCTTTTGTCAAGCACAACTTTTGTGATTCGCGGGATTTTTTGCCGGGCATTCGCTCCAGTAGGGCAAGGCCGCCTAGCTGGCCTGGTCTACAACACATACAATCAATGTAGGCATACCACGCCCACCATAGCACGCTGTCGCTGTTCGCCGTTCGGCCTTTGGTGGGCGTTGTGTCGCCCCCTTGACTGTACCTGTAGTATACCACCGGCGCACACTCCTGTCAACCCCTTTTGTCAATTTTCTTTTGCACATTTTTATGTGGAAAAGTGTGTGGTTGATATATTGGACAGGTGTACGATTTATTGGACATGGTAGTAAATAGTTAGCAGGCTAACTATTTTGCTCTGGAAGCGCTGCTGTGGGACGCAGACCCAATTATCTAACAACGTTAATTACTAACGTCCCATTTCCCGCCTATGGGGTGTAGAGGGGTGATTATCATATTTTGAGGCTCTTTTTTTAATATAATATGGAATTAGTTACTCCACCATTTCACAACTTTTTTCTCCCAAACTTCCGCCCCTCCCCACACAACACATTGATTATCAGAACTTTTTTATTCGCTTTATTCCACTAAAGTTTCCCCTTCATTTCTCCCGCCTCAGATTTTGGGGCGTAAACAGTAGCTCATAATTTTTGGAAAATTTCTTGGAATCCGTCGTCCAAAAATCTTGACATTTGAAAGCATTTTCGCTATAATGGTAACATAATCAGTAGAAAACATTTCAATTTTAAAAGGAGGTTTTGCCAATGAGCAACCTGATTTCTTTCCCTAACAACTCTATTAACGGCGTCAACGGAACTATTAACTTCGGCAACAATTTTGTCAACCCTACGTCTATCGACGTCAACTCTGTCCGCCGCTCACGGACGTTGAAGCAATCCGCTGCCAGCCGGATCACCGCTCAGAGTGACCAGCCGGTAGAGGTCATCACCGCACCTGACCGAGCGGCTGACCCCATCAAGAATGTTGAAGACATCCGTAGAGCGTGCTCCTATCTACTGGACAACCACCGTTACAGAGATCACATGCTGCTGGTTATGGGCATCAACTTCGGCCTGCGAATCAGTGACCTGCAGCGTCTCCGGTTCACTCATATCCTGAACGAGGACTTCTCCTTTAAGGAATCCTTTGAGATCCTGGAGAAGAAAACTGCCTCCACCCGTAAAAGAAAAAAGAACCGCTACGTTGTTATCAACGACGCGGTCATGGACGCTGTGGAACTCTACCTGGAGCACGCACCCTACCCCGTTAGCCTATCCGACTTAGTGTTCCGCTCCGAGAGCAACAACCGTGGTGCTTACGAGCCTGGCCCTCTCAACAGAAGATCCGTCAATCGTATCCTAGAAGATATCGCCGACCACTGCGGCTTTGACTTCCGGTTCTCCTCTCACTCTCTCCGCAAGACGTTCGGCTACCATCAGATGATGATGTCCGGTAACGATCCTCGCAAGCTGGTACTCCTCCAGAAGATGTTCGGCCACTCCTCCATGAACGAGACTCTTTGCTACATCGGCCTCACCAAGGAAGAAATGACCGAAGCTTACACCAACCTGAACCTGGGCGGCAACGGCTACGACTACCAGCTCGCTGCTCTGTATGAAGCACCTGCCGACTCAACCCCCGCTGCCATTTGACTTCTGAGGTCTATTTCCTCCACGTAGACTTACAAAACTCAGAAAGATAATCTGTTGGGTATGTAGGTATATACCCCTGACCGTTCCGTTCTACTTTCTCCACGTAGTGTGGGAGAAAACATGATAGGTAAGTTCAACCGTCTAATCTCCCTCTTACGGAAGGCCGCTGCAGCGGCATCTTGTAGGTCGCTCCGCTCCCGAAATCGCTCCCGCTCTTTTCCGTAGAGAGAAAGAGGTGGTGTTCCATCCACCAGCACTGCCTGACCCTGAACGCCCTGCTCCTCACCCAATAGCTGTCCCGCGCTGTTTCTTTTTAAGAATTGAAAATACCGTAAGGTAGTCCGTGGCTATGCGGCTTCCCACCCTAGCCACTTCCGCAATCAGCAACCCTTCTCCTCCCATTTCCTTCTACGGGCTAAAAAAATGAATCCCTACGCGAAGCGTTACAAGTCCCGCCTCCTGTCGCAAAAACAGCTCTCCCCTTCAACCATCCACGTCGGCTCCGTCCTGCCAACCCTCTTCGCTGACCTCCAACCTACCTCGCCCTCACGCTTTCTTTTGTAGAAAGCTCCAACCTCTCCAACGAGAAGGTCATGGCCGGGAAGCCTGACCACCATTCCGTTACGCCGTCCCCGCCAATAGGAAAAGTTCTCCTACTCCATTTTTCTTGTACGGGCTAAAAATAAAAAATCTCTGGGAGCGCAGCGCCTTATCCCCCCGCCGCTGCAGCGGCCATACACAGGATGGAGATATGACGGTCTGCTACCTTCCGAAACTTAGCTCACCTCCGACGAACAACACAGCGCTCCCCACATCCACCACGCCCTTACCCACTTTTCCTCTACGGATCACTTTTCCTTCTACCTGCTAACCTACGTTCTTTCGCCCCTACCATCTCCCGTCCATCCCGGCGTAGCCCTACCCACCACCAGCGTCATGGCTATCACTCGAACAAGCAAGACAGCTCACCTCACTTTCTCTCCACGGACTACGCCGCAGGCGTGCTTTCCCTTTTTCCTTCTACGGACTGCCCGCCTCTCCCTAGGCCGGGGCGAAGAGAGTGGACGGCTGATCTACTAGGTACGCCACGGACTACCTTACGAAAGATAGAGGTGTGACTACTTATCATGCCAGCAGAGAAAACTGTCAACTTATTTTAGGTGTATTAAGATATAGAATCAAGAGGGGATTCTTCTTCCAAAATAGACAATTAACGTTGATATATCAACATAAATTCGATTTGTCAACCTGGAAACGACTGGCGGATTTTGACCCCAAAAGTAGAACTGAGTGGCGGGAAATTGTTACATGGATGGCGGAAATATTGTTAAAAGCATAACAAAGTGTCAACCTAGTTGACAAAAATGTGTCAACAGTTTTTCTGTTTTGTCAACTCTGAAACTCGCCAGACGAGTTTCGCTCAACCCCCTTGACGTTTGAAAGAAAAACTTGTATATTATAATCAGGCGGCGAGGCCGCGAGATTTTTGAAGTTGAAAGGAGTGGTGTTCAATCAATATCACATGTGACCACACTACCTACCTGGAGGACGAACTCCCCAACCTGTACCCGAACGAAATTTACGACACACACGAAAGTCAGTCCGCCCAGCTCTTCCCTTCCCCGTTAGCTCAGGACAACAGCCAGCTGCTCTTAGCAGGGGAACGTCGCCAGGCTGAGAAGCAGTTTGTGTTCATGAAGCTTCCGATGCGAGCCAATAGCTGTTTCTGCACCGGGGTAAACTTCCCCAACCTAGCTAGGCTGGCTATGCTCTCGACGTATATACGGCGCACACGGAAGCTAAGGCATCCATACGACATATGTGAGAATGACGGCCTGCTCGTGATTGGTAATGCCAGAGCACAACGCCCCATGCGGAAGAAGGACATGAGGGAGGTGCTGCAGCTTAGTCAGCGGATGTTTAGTAAATTCTTTACGGACTTGGCGTCAAGCGGTCTGTTGCTGCAACAAGAGGACGGCACGTTCGCAATCAATAACAAATTCTTCTTTAGGGGTAAGATCATGACAACCCAGCCAGGGCAGTGGAGCCGCACATATGTACCGACAGCTAAGCTGCATACTGACAGATACCGGAGACTGTTCTCCTCCAATTTGAAGAATCTGAAAGAGATTGGCCTGATACTACGACTGGCACCATTTATAAACAGCTACCACAACGTCCTGTGCCGCAACCCGTATGAGCAGGACGCGAGTGTGCTCAAGCGATTGCCTATGACAGACATTTGCCGTCTGGTCGGGATGGACGCATCCCACGCCGCTAGGTACGGGAGACAGCTAGAAGGAAAGTTTGCTGACATCACGTATGAGTATAACGGGGCTACGTATCACCTTTGTACTACCAGGACGTATTCGAACGGCCAGAAGCTTATCCATGTGAACTCAAGTGTGATCTCTTTCCTGCCTTATACATAAAACGCCTAGCTAGCCAAGGGAAAACAGAGCAAACTAAAGGGGTATATGTCTATATACCCTACGGATTATCTCCCTCGTCTTCCTACAGCTACACAGGGGCTTTTACACCAAACTGACCATCTGATAGGAGGTGATAGACATCAGCGCACACAACACCTGCACCAATTTATGTAAGTGCTGCGTGTGGTACGACGACTGCAACTCGTTTCAGGAAAATAAGAAAACCGACACTACCCCAGAAAAAAATAGTGTATACTTGTATTATGAGCTGGACAGCCAGTGCGAATTTTTTGACCCGACCGTCGATCCGGAAGACCTTGGCTTGGTCGAGCTAGACGGGCGGTGGGTCGAAGCGGCTGAAGCTCTGATAGTAAATGTCATGACAGAGATGACAGAGATTTGAGATGGAGGAATGTAAAATGGGTTTATTTGACAAGATGAAGAAGCGCAACGAAGAACAGTATGTACCCCACGTACACTACCCGGACGAATGGCCGTCCGACATGAAGATCGAGCCGGGCGTCACCCCGACCGTGGTGATCTGTGAACCCGGCGCTAACCGCTATAGAATTATCGCTACGCAATATTGGAGTCAGCGCATGATTGGCGAACTGGCCACTACCTCTCCCCGTGTCCACGTCATGCGGGAAGATGACACAGTGATTGAGGCCACCTTCCCTGGCGAGTGGTTCAAAATTGAATCCCCGCAGATGGAAGAACTGCGGAGTAAGAAGAAGTAAAAGAAGGAGATTGAATATTGGAAAATAAGATGGAATTTGAAAATGGTATGAAGTTGTTTGTCTTCTCTCACAAGGAGTTTGGCGATATGCGAGTCCTCACAATCGATGGAGAACTCGATCCATGGATAGTGGCGGATGACGTTGTTGACTCGTTAGATTACGACAGTCCGTTCCAAGGGGTTGATGTTATCGTCAACTCTTTCGTGGATTCGGACGACAGATGTAGGGTCACTATAGAGGACGAAGAGGGCGAGTCTACCAGTAACAAGTTTACAGTTGTCAACGTGTCTGGCCTGTACAGTCTGATACTCCACAGTGTTTTCTCTGAGCGCAGACAAATGTTTAAACGGTGGGTAGCGGATGAGGTGCTGCCGGGAGCTAGACAAATGACCCTCCAGGAGTTCAGAAGTAGGATCGCTCCGACGGTGTTCTTAGAATCAATAGAGAACCGGCTTAAAGAGTTGGAGGGCACCATTGTTGGAATAAAGGATGACGTTACTAACATCAGAGATAACTTTGTTTTTAAGCCTGTGAAGCTGTATAAATAAAGCTGGGCATCAGAGTGATAGACCCCTACCTGGCGGCGGTGCCACCAGGTAGGCAATAGACGACTCGAGGAGATGATCACTTTCATGATAAGAGAGGTGCTTTTGACTGTTCGCACCTAAGTTATACACAACATATAAGATAGCTTTCAAGCTATTAAAAGAGAACAATTTTTCTTTACGGGTAGACCTGCGCCCTTACGAGATAAAGCAGGCGGACAATTTATTATTCTATCAGATACGGCGTATCACAGGCGAAGAGGCGACCTGTGCGCGGCGTATTTGTTTTGTCGATTGCAAGGGTAGCTCCTCTGATACGGACGCTATGACAGAGTTAATCATGGATGGGTTCTGGCTGAACGGCACTCACTTCGTGTTGTGTGAACGATCGGCGAGCATGACCCGCAACTCTATCTTGAGCTTCGTTGACTCAGCCATAGCGGAGCCGGTGTACGAAGCAATCACCATGGGTGCTGCCCCCGGCCCGACCGTCATAAGCAAACTGATGGCTTATAGAGGTTTGTGTCTTTCTTCTTGCCATTGCTTAAATGGCTTCCGCCCTAAAGTGATTATTGTACCGGATTATGAGTGTGTACTTCCCCAACAGCATATTAAGTACATATACGACGAAGAGACATCCTTCACCAACGCTGACGGCAAAGAGATCCCCTGGACACAAAAGAATGTGGCGGACGGATATAGAGATATCAACGTTACTCCCTTTGACGGCTGCGGCATACATCACCCGGCTATTACGGACGAGGTTCAGTTCCGGCTGTCATCTGCTGATAGTCCGACGACGATACTTTGGCGAGCACCATACATCAAAGGTCTCACCTGCGAGGTTGACTACCCTACCTTCTACGCCGAGCGGGGTATCACCTCTATCAAAGACATCTGGGGCGTATCACATGATGTAACCCCAGACGCCGAGCCGATGATTATTCTAAGCAAGAGTATGTATAAGGGCTTCAAGTATTTTCAGATAAACAAAGATGCGACAGACTGGGCGTATTACTGGGAGCAGTTTGAGAAGTACGGTTGTTGCCTGGGCGTCGCTAAATGGAACTTCAACAAAGACATCGAGCCGGTTTACACGAGGTGCAACTACCAGGTTCTTCAGACACTCAACCTCCCCTATCAAGAATTCGTTGAGCTTGCTACGGACTCTATTGAGTGGGCACAAAAGATTATTGACGGCGACCCTTTTTACTCTATGTGCTTCCTAGGTCTAACGGCAGACAAGTGCAACCCCTTAAACGATTATGCGAAGTCCGTAATGAAGAATCCCGCCATGCTCAAACAATACGAGGTGCGGAGTTATTTAATTAGCCTACTAACTAAATACATAGACGAGATGTGCTGCGGCAAGATATGGATCAAGAGCTGCTTCAAATTTCTAATACCCGACCTGATTGCATTTATGGAAGCAGCGGCTGGGCTAGATCCTGTTGGTTGTCTCGGCGACAATGAGTTCTACTGTATAACAAAAGAAGGCCCAACGCGCGGCGACAAGTTGATTACGCGCAACCCTCACATTTGTGACAGTGAGAACGTCGTGCTGTGTGCGGTCGATAATGAATTAACAAGCAAGTACCTTAGTCATCTGGTTAACACATGTATCATCAATTCTAAATCAATAATCCCACAAAGATTAAACGGAGCAGATTACTCCTAAACAAAGTCCTTCCCTACGGTAACGTAGGTGTAAGCCCGGTGTGAACCGTTTATCAGCGGGTGTTGAACAAACGTCAGGAGCAGTAGGAAATGACTGCTAGTTGTTCAGCTAACAGGGGAAGCCGGAAGGTAATCCTGTGCAAGCCTTTAAGGAATGTGCAACGACTATGGGTGATGAATGTAGCCCAGTAGGAGTTCTATTGATACGGACTTCCAAGCGCACCGCTGCCGCTACGCGGTAGATGATATAGTCTTTCTACGAGAGTAGAAGTTTGACGGAGATTTAGTTTTAGTATTTGATGACGACAGGCTGCTAAATGGCGTAGACAAAAACGCTATACCTGTCATAGACGTAGATGATAAGATCACAACAGAGCCGGAGGAATTTACACCAGAGAATAGATTGAAAGTAATCTTACGGACAATGAAGAATTTGATTGGCGAGTACAGTAACTACGCAACAGCGTATAGAAACAGATGTGGTAAGACGGAAGAACAACGAGACAAGTATGAGAAGTACATTGACATTATAAGTGTCTTGACAGGTAAATCCATCAACAATCGGTGGCCTACGCTGTTGCCAGCGTAGTGCAAAGTCAGTGAACCTACACATGTAGGGTGTCGGTCAATAACCGGCTAACGGAGGAAATCTAAGCGACTTGTCGTATGACAATTCCGTGCCAAGCCTTTAAGAGGAAGGTGTAACGACTATCCCCTGGCGGTGAGATTCCGCAATAGGAGTACGGCTGAGTGAAACTCTCAGTGGGTGAGACCCCCTTAAATGGAAGCGCTGACTACCCGTACCTTACGGGTAATGATATAGTCTATTCCCTAACAAATATCCGGAAACGGAGGGTGTAAAAGAGATTACGCAAAGACCGGAATCCTGTACCCTATGCCACGTACTATTTCAAAATACGGACGCCCCCTCCCCTACTTTATGAAGTATGCCTCTCCGTATTATGAAAGACTGAAGCTGTCCCGGTCACTGTCTAATATGAATAAACTGTGTTGGGAGATTGAGCATTGGAAGAAGAGCGTCAGGTATAAAAGAGCTGACCAGGAATTCGATTATAACATCATGATCAACGATCAAATCCCTGTTTCGGACGAACTCTATAAGGAGATGGAGCAAGCCTATCGCTCATTCTGCGCAGAGGTAAAGGAGCTGTCGCACGAATTGAAACAGCTCGACGGGGAGGACGCGGAGGCAGAACGTAAGAAAGCATACGCCCTGCTGTACGAGCGGTACAGAAATCGCTGCTACTCTATTTGTGACGGCAATGCTTTGCTGGTTGCCAACGCCGCCGTCATGTTGTGCCACGATCACAAGACATGGAATCAACGCTTCAAGTGGATTGTCGGCGGGGCTGGTATCGTTAAGAATATCGAGCAGGTAGACATCAAGTTGCCAAAGCAGGATGATACAGGAGAACTCGAATACCTAGGAAAGAGATACAAGATGATTGAAATAAAGAAGGAGGATGTACCCTCATTTGATAGATGAAGTATACGAAGTAAAAGAATACCTGGATGGAAAGAAAATAACTGAACGCGGGCGCTATCGCGCCGCATATATGATCGCTCGGTGGTACACCCAGGAAGGGTGTACCTTCCGGGAAACGCGGGACAAGATTTTTGAATGGGCAAAGAGAACGGACAACTTTCTAAAGTACAACGTAAACGACATTATTGAATCCGCGCGTAACTGCGATGACAGACTGAAGGACAATGTGACCTTGTATATCAGCGAGACAGATGTCAACAGAATCGTCACTTTGTTTGACGGGAAGAACACACGTAAGCTCGCCCTCGCATTACTTTGCTACGCTAAAGTATATGCTAATAAGAACAAAGAATTTGATGTTTCCCTCTCCGCGCTTTCTGAGTGGTGTGGTGTGACACGGGCACATATTAGCCATACCTACCTGCCGGAGTTAGTTAAGCTCGGCTACATTACAAAGATAGACCCGTCAGCTACCACGGTGTGGCATCGAGCAAAGAAAACGACAACTAGCAAGTACGCTCAGACTAGACTGCGGATTGAAGTACCGCTTTACAACGCAGGGAAATTTCAGCTGATACATAACGATTTTAAGAAACTACACAGCGAAATATTTGAAAAGACACAACGCAATAGATTTTATATCGAGGAGGACTAATGGCAGTTTTATCTAGGGAAGAACGAGAGACTATCATCTTATATACGGAAGCTGATGATCGTGCGGAGGTGTACACTCATAATAAGAAGATGATCAACCGGCTGGCAAAGCTTTATGCTGAACGTCCAGACGAAGTTGAGAAAATCAGAGAAGCAAACGCGGGAGCTGTGACATACACAGTCCCCCGCGACTGGGTAAGGATTGCTCCTAAGCGTAGAGTTTCCGAAGAGCAGCGAGCGGCAATAGCGGATCGGTTCGCCGCCCTACGTGCGAATCAGTCGTGACACATATATTGACGAACAATGTAATATGTGGTAAAGTATTTCTATCATAAAATTGACGGAGGGAAATATATGAAAAAGATACTAAGCATTTTGCTTGTCGCTTGCATGGCTGTGTCGCTGGCGGGTTGTTCTAGCGGAAGCGATTTCACGGTGGGGGAATTCTGTGACGCATATAATAAAGGACTTGACGTTTGGAGTGGAAAATTTTCTGTAAGTTCTATCTCCATGTCTCACCTCGGAGTGATCAACGAAAACGGTGTTGTGCCATTAGACGATAGCGCTGAGATTAGAATTTATACTAAAAATTCATCTGTCAGTAAGGACGATTCTATCCAGGAGATTATGTTCGTTTATGATGATGGTAACGGCAATTTTAGCAGCAACGAAAAGATTTTTTACACTCAGCTGTTCTCGTTCTTCGAAGCTGCGCTTCCGAACGCGACATCTGACAAAATATATCAATTGGTTGACTGTTATACTAAGCACGTAGATTCTCTTCCCGATTTAAGCGATGGTGAAATCATTGACAATGGCATTGGGTCGGTCATTGTTAATTACAGTGGTAAGAAAGCCCAAGATTACACCGGGAAGTATCACGGGGTTGCGTATTATGAATCGTCGAGCGCACAGACCGGGTTTAACCTGGAGATAAATAAATTTGGTAGCTGTAAGGTCAGTTTCGATGACGACGAGACAGCTGCAGATCCTGTGAATGTAGAGTGGCGTGTCAATGAAGACACTATTATTATTGGTTCTGGTAGCAGAGAGATATTTAGAGGCAAGATTAACAACAATTCTATAACGCTTTCTGACAAAGATATAGTTTTAGAAAAAGAATAACAACCATAGCCCTGGTAATGCCGGGGCTATTTTTTTTGTAAATTTTCATCTGCCAAAATTTTCTTCTATTATATGAGATTAAAATAATGAACAACATTAAAGTTCATTTTTAATGTTCACTTTTCGGTTCTTTATTTGGTCTCAAATAGAATAAAAGGAGAAACGAAATTGATTCAAATTTCAAAAGCAGAAGCTGCGGCAATCCGTAAGAACGTACGGCACGCAAACATCAGAAAGACGCGACATAAGTTCTACCTAGAAGAAAGTCGTACAGTTATGAGATTCCTAAATCGACTGCGAACAGAAGGCGTGGTCGCTACCTATGGTGAAACGGGGTGTCGTCGTCAGTGATCTCTTACGACCGCTTGCGATATCTTGTCGATAGCAAACTTGTAACCCGCACTCTCCCGGACAGCTTTGAAGACATCAGTGAAGAGATTTTTGGTGAGGGCAATGCCTACAGCTCATCCGAGGTTCGCCGACGGATGTACGGTATGAAACGGTTATTTGAAGTAATCGACAATGAGGGGTTGCTTATCCATAAGGTCAACGCGAAAGACCCACTATACAGCCAAACAAAGAGGATTGAGCATGAACGCAAAGCGCTGCTCGACCAACAAAAAGTCCTAGACGCGAAACTGTCTCATGCAGGTAGATTGGAAGCGCTAGGCGACAGGCTGTTCGAGGCCGCGCTCACTTTAACCCCTAAATTGCACAACCTCTATCAGGAAGAATCGGCTGTAGACTGTGGAGATAATGAAGCTGTACTGGTGTTGGCGGATTGGCATTACGGGATGAAGACCTATAATGTTTGGAATGAGTATAGCACTGATATCTGTGTTAGCCGTGTCAGGAAGTTGATCGACGGCGCAGTCGAACGGATGAAGTTGCATAGGCCAGGTAAGCTGCACGTGCTTGTGTTAGGAGATATGATTAGCGGAGCTATTCATACAACCTCTAGGATTGAATCTGAGCAACTAGTATGTGACCAAATCATGCAAGTGTCAGAGATTATTGCTGAGACGGTTGCTGAATTATCGCAGTATGTGCCAGAGCTGAATGTATATTGTACCTACGGTAATCACTCTCGAACGGTGCAGGATAAGCGAGACAGCATTCATGCAGATAATATGGAACGGCTGATCCCGTGGTGGCTTGAGTTGAGGCTGGCCGGATTTGAACATGTTCATATTATCAACTCTGAGTACCCAGAGTTCGCTACAATGGATGTCTGTGGCTATCATATTTGTGCGACGCACGGCGATCTGGAGAGGAAGGTTAACACGGCTGGGAAGAATCTGTACGCGCTCTTTTCAAAGCGGTTTGGCGAAAAGATTGACTATGTTATCCTCGCCCATCGTCATCACCTAGAGGAATTTGAAGAGCTTGCTATTGAAACGATTTCTGTTCGAGCGTTGTGCGGCACTGACAACTATGCTAATACAAAAAGGCTATATAGCATTCCTGGCCAGACGCTGTTATTCTTCAATCCCGAGTGCGGACGGGATGCGTCATACAATATAAGACTAGACTAAAATTAAATACTGCTAGAAAGCGAGGTGGGCGTATATGCCACGTAAGACAAAGTATAACAATATCACTAGCCCTGCGCTTTTAGAGCAGGTTAACCCGGAAAACAAAAGATTAAAGAATGACTTCCTTACTTATCTAAAGTCAGTACAAAGAAGTAATGGAACAATTGATGGGTACTCCCACGACCTCGACATCTTCTTTGTATGGAACTTACAGAATAACAATAACAAGTTCTTCGTTGACTTATCAAAGCGCGATTTGATCTCGTATCAGAACTGGCTTATCTACGAGAACGAAAACTCCCCCGCGAGAGTCCGGCGTCTAAAGGCCGCCCTCTCTTCCCTATCCAATTACGTGGAGAATATTCTGGATGATGAGTACGAAGGGTATCGCCCTATTGTAAGAAAGATCGAGTCTCCAATTAACCAGCCAGTTAGAGAGAAGACTGTGTTCTCCGATGAACAATTGCAGTCGTTGCTAGACGTCCTAGTAAAAGAAGAAAAGTTTACCCAGGCGTGTGCGCTATCACTTGCTATGTGCAGTGGCAGAAGAAAGTCAGAGCTGTTACGTTTCAAGGTAGATTGGTTTACAAGAGACAATATTATCTACGGGTCGCTGTATAAGACTCCGGAGAAAGTAAAGACAAAAGGTGCTGGCAACGGTAAGTATCTTTACTGCTACACCCTTTCAAAAGAGTTTGATCCTTATCTGAGTCTCTACATGGGCTGGAGAAAAGAAAATAACGTGGAGAGCGAATGGCTGTTTTACGACAAAGCCGATCCCACGAAACAAATGAATATTTCTACGCTGAACAGCTGGGCTGTTCGGTTTAGCAAAATATTGGGCGTGCCGTTCTATTGGCACGCCTTGCGTCATTTCTTCACCACGAAACTTGCGCGGCTTGGTTTGCCGGATAGTGTCGTGCAGACTGTTATCGGTTGGAGTTCTGCCGATATGGTGCGGCTATATGACGATACTCCCGATGACGAACAGCTGGAAAAGTATTTTGGTGAAGATGGAATTAAAACAGATGTTAAGGCGGCTGGGTTAGCCGACCTGTAACACGAACGAATGAAAGGTTGAATGAAATGATTAACAACAAGCAATTTGTAAGACGAGTATTGGAAATGGCAGAACATCTGTCTGGCGTTAAGTATAGAGTAAAGGATGGCGAGCTGATGGTAGACGCTGTTAAGTTCGCTATTGAAAAGGCTCTGGCCGAAGGTGAAGACATCTCTCTGCACGGCTTTGGTGCTTTCAAGGTGCATGAATATCCCGAACGCCAGGCGACAATCAACGGACAGACTTATAATGTTCCTCCTCGTAAGGGTGTGAAGTTTAGCCCTGGCAAGCGGCTGCGCGATGAAGTTGCAAAGGGTCGTTTCCAGACTATTGACCTGTAATGGCTAAACAGAGATTAGGGGCAGCCGAACCAGCGAGAGTTAAAGGTCAGTTCAAGTGTGTTGGCTGCGGCACCGTTTACTCTACGCAGGTTCGTAACTTTAAAACTGTCCAGAGTCCGTTATACAAAGGGAATAACAATTATCTGTGTTGGTGCAATAGATGCGTTGACGCTCTGTACATCAAGTATAGGGATAGCGGATTATCTGAAGCGGATGCCGCTAGGAAGGTGTGCTCTAAGTTTGATATCTATTGGGACAGGGACGCCTGGGATAAGGTTTCTACGGCAAAGAAAAGTGAAAGTTCAACGATAATCAGAACTTATTTCGACCGGATGAATCTTAATCATCACACAAAAAAAACGTACGACAATACGCTTGTTGAAGAAGCACGCCAGCAGATGTTGCTAGAGAAGCAATCCTCTATTGGTATGAACGCTGAAGAAGATCCCGAAGTCTCCCCGGAACTAGAAGAGTTCTGGGGTAAGGGTAGAGAGCCGTGGTGCTACGCCGAGCTTCAGCATACATATGACAGATTGACTAATGGGTATACTGTTGATACTCCCGCTAAGGCTCTCCTGGTCAAACAGGCTTGCCTGTCTGTGTTTGAGATTGATGAGCTTCAGAAGAACGGTAAGCCTTTCGAAAAGCAGCAAGCCTCTCTGGTTAATACGCTTGGTTCATTGAATCTGAAGCCTAGCCAGATTAAAGAAGACGAGCGGAACTCTGGATTAGATGATATGCCATTTGGTGTAGCGATCCAGAAGTGGGAGCAGACACGTCCCATCCCGGAGCCGCAATCGGACTGGGTTGACATTGATAATATCAGAAAGTACAACATGACTTGGTTCCTAGGTCCGCTATGTAATATGGTTGGGGTGGATAACAAGTACAATGAGATGTACGAAGAAGCAATGAGTGAGTACAGGGTTGATCGTCCGGATTACTCAGAAGATGAGGATGTGGTCGATGAATGACAGAGTACACAAAGACACGACAGATAAGACTTGACCCTACTAAGTCAAGAGAGGAGCGCGTCTTCGAAGGTGTTGCCGCCTGGGCTGCTTTCTATCGAGCAAACCCACATAGATTTGCAAAAGATTATCTAGGCATCAGCCTAAAGCCGTTTCAACAGATACTTATGGTTGAGATGGATCAGTGCAACTATACTGCTTATATTGCAGCGAGAGGACAAGGCAAGAGCTTCCTTATCTCTCTTTACTGCTGTGTGCGGTGTATCTTGTACCCCGGTACAAAAGTCTGTGTCGCTGCTGGGCGTAGGTCTCAGAGTATCAATATTCTGGAGTATATTCAGAATCAGTTCATGGTAAACTCGCCAGGACTGAAGCGCGAGATTAAGACTATTACGACAGCCCCTAACAACCCTATTTGTATCTTTGAAAACGGGTCAACGATTAAGGTTGTAACTGCTAGTGATACAGCTCGTGGTAACAGAGCGAACATTATTATCTGTGATGAGTTTAGAATGATCCCTGAGTCAGCCATCAATGAGGTACTAAGGAGATTTCTTTCTGACGAACGTCATCCCCCGTATATTGATAACCCAAAGTATGCTCATATTAAAGAAAGAAACAAAGAGATCTATTTAACCTCCGCCTGGTTTAAAGATCATTGGTCGTACAAGAAGGTCGAAGATTTTTATGCCAAGATGGTGCAGGCCGGTCCGTACTTTGTGTGTGGTCTCCCTTATCAACTCTCTATTAAAGAGGGACTGTATAGTGCAGAGCAGGCAATCGAAGAAATGTCCGAAGCAACATTTAATGAGTCCCAGTGGGCGAGAGAAATGGAGTGTTGTTGGACTGGCGACGTCGAAGGTTCTTTCTTTAACTACGAAGCGATTAACCGTACACGGCGACTGAAGTTCCCAATGTTGCCGTCCTACGCATTGCCTGGCAAGCTGGCTGCCAAGGATATGGGAATCGTGAATAAGCAGGTAGGCGAGATAAGAATCATCTCTGTTGACGTTGCTTTAATGAGTTCTACTAAAAAATCAGAGAACGACGCGACAGCAATCTTTGTGAATCGAATGACGCCAAATGCACACGGTCGCTACTATAGTAATATTGTTTATACGGAATCTCACGAAGGTGAGACGACACAAAGGCAGGCATTGCGTATACGACGGTTGTACGAGGAATACTCAGCAGACTATATCGTGATTGACGGCAAAGGTGTCGGCGCTGGTGTTGTTGACCTGCTGTTAGATGACATCTACAATCCTGATACAGGAGAGACGTATGGCGCTCTCTCCTGTTATAACAACCCTGACCTTGCTGCTCGGTGTACCGACATGGACGCACCAAAAGCTCTGTGGGTAATAAATAATCAAACTGCACGCTTCAATTCGGAGTGTGCTTTTTCTTTGAGAGAAGGGTTCCGCTCTGGAAAGATTCGTTTGCTTGCAAATGAATATGACGCGGAAGATTATCTTTCTGAGGTACGTGGTTGGGGGTCTATCAACCCGGTCGAGAAGACCGTAGTGCGGCTTCCATATGTGGACACTACGTACCTAGTTGACGAAATTATTAACTTGAAATACGAAGACACTCAATCAGGTGTAAAGGTATACGAAAAATCTGGTTATCGAAAAGACCGGTATTCATCCCTTTCTTATAACTACTGGGTTGCGTGTCAGTTAGAAGACAAGTCGCGCATGAAGAGAAAGTCTAATATAGACATCTCTGAATTGCTGCGATGCCAAAGAGCACCCAGACTTAGAAGGAGGTGAGGCTTATGAGTGAAAAATTTGTGGTAGATAGTATAGCGAAGGATAAACCTAAACAAGAGTTTGCTCTCAAGGATACGTTCAGGATGCCAGAGCGGTTTAAGGTTTTGAATCGTCTTATTATGCGAGATCTGAATCGGCGTGATTACAGACCCACATTTAAGAAGTACACCAAAGAACAAATCCTGGACTTCCTAGAGGATCCCTACACGCATGAGAAACAGTTGCGGGATGCCTGCATCAATGTATACGGTGTTAGCTCTTACTTCCGTCGTCTCATTCAGTATTTCGCTATGCTAAATGACCTGGCTTATGTTGTGTCTCCATTCGGGATAGATACATCAAAAGAAAATAAGACAAGTGTGAAGCGTAACTTTAATAAAGTTCTCAAGGTAATGGAGTCATTTAATGTGAAGTCGCAGTTTAGAAAGATTCTAACTGTGTGCTTTAGAGAGGACGTCTATTACGGGACGCTATGGGTAACACAAGATAATATTACAATTCAAAGACTTCCGTCTGATTATTGCAGAATTTCTTCAATAGAGGGTAATGTTTACAATGTAAGCTTTAACTTCACATACTTTGCAACATACCCCGACAGACTTCAATTCTTCCCAGAAGAGTTCCGTATAAAATACGATGAATACAAGAGGCGTTCTCTCGATAGATGGATTGATTTGGATTGCCCAACGTCTTTTGCCATTAAATGCACGAATGATATTGATTCCTATGCCCTTCCCCCATTCATTGGCATTATGCCTGAGATATATGACCTAGAGAGTTATAAAGAACTCAAGCTCACCAAGACGGAGCTAGAGAATTATGCAATCTTGGTTATGAAGCTTGGCCTTACTTCCGACGGCCAATGGCAAATGGATTTTGATAAGGCGAGAGAGTTTTGGATGAACCTTGACGATGTTCTTCCTGATGCGGTCGGTTCGGTCTTGACGCCGATGACGGTTGATAAAATCTCGTTCGAAAAATCTTCCAGCACAGATTCGAACGCGGTAGCTGATGCGGTCAGCTCATTGTTTGATTCCGCTGGTGTCTCTTCTCTGCTGTTCAATAACAGCAGCAAGTCATCCAGTAACGCTCTGCTGCTTTCCATTAAAGCCGACCAAGGTATTACTTATGGCGTTGTGAAGAGCATTGAAGATATGGTCAATCGGTATATCCAGTCACTGAATTTTGGTAAGAAGTTTAGAGTTACGTTCCTAGACTCTTCTCCATTTAACAGAGACGAGCTAGGTAATCAGTATCTCAAGATGTGCCAGGTTGGTATGCCTATGGTGTCTTATCTGGCTGCAACGTATGGTATGCCGCAAGCAGATATGAACTGTCTCAATTACCTTGAGGATGATATCTTGGATATTAAGAATCGCTTTATGCCTCTTCGCTCTACAAACACTATGAGTTCTGATTCACTAGCAGAAGCTGGTCGTCCAGAGGCATCTGCGCAGGATCTTAGTGACAACGGAGAAATCTCACAAGAGAGAGACGAAGGATAAAAATGAAATACATTTATGTGTTCGCCGAGACCGACAGGGATAAGCTGTTGGACCTTGGCTTTTTGCTGCTCGGACAAAAAGACAACACATCATCATGGGCGTTTGTAGATAAGACAGGGGCGAGTATTGATTTAGATAGTATGCTCTCTTCTTATGTAACGTCCAATGTTTTGATGTTTTGATATACAACACCTAACAGCAAGGAGGTGAGAAAAGAATGAATGACAAGAATGTAAGACTTGTTTTCAACTCTGCACTAAAGAACATCATGTCATGCAACGAATCGTTTGACCAGGGTGTCCTGCGCATTGCTTACCACGGGGAGAACCGCAATGGTTCCTATATCAGTAAGGAAGTGTTTGAGAAGTGCTTACCGTCTATGTACAACGTACCGGTTGTTGCTAACTACATGCGAGACGACGACATGATTGGCGGGCATGACACTGAGATTGTTCGCAAGAACAGACTCCCAAAGATGGTAAATATCACTCACCCCGTTGGTGTTATCCCCGAGTCAGCAACTAATTGGTGGGAGTTGGTTACGGAAGAAGATGGCTCTGTTCATGAATATCTGTGTACCGACGTCCTGCTTTGGAAGCGACAAGAGGCGTATGAAAAGATCGTCAGTGACGGAATCGTTTATGAATCTATGGAGATCAAAGTTAAAGAAGATCACCTAGATAATGGCGTGTACGTAATTGATGATTTTGAATTTTTAGCATTTTGTTTGCTTGGCAATTGCGAGCCTTGTTTTGAATCTGCGTCCCTTACTACCTTCAGTTCTGACGCATTTACAACAGAGCTATATGCAATGCTCGAAGAAGTGCCTATGGCAACTAGAAACTATTTAGAAGGGGTGACAAACAAGTTGGTTAATAAAAAGCTAAAGCTGGTCGAGAAGTATGGACTGACATTGGATGACCTGGATTTTGAACTGGCTGCTTATCCTGAAAGCGAAGTAGAAGATAAGTTGGCGGCAATCAGAGCGCGTCTTGGTATGCCTCAGATTGATGAAGAAGATCCCGTCGCGACTCCTCCGGAAGAGGAGGAGCCTGACACTCCCACTCCTCCCACGCCAGAGAATCCAACTGAAGAGAACCCGACTGAACCCGGCACCGATCCTGATACTGACCCTGACACAGACGAGTCCCAAGACTCCGGCCAGGATGACAACCAGGAAGATGTTGAAGAACATTCTTTGGAAGAAGATCAGGTAGATCATGCAAAGGATGATTCAGAGGATGAGGAAGATAAGAAACCTCATGACAACGATGATGAGTTTGCTTGTGGTGAAGACGAAAAGAAAGCGTCTAATTCTATTTCTGAAGAAGACTTTGCTCTGCTAAAGAGAGAGCTTGAAGAACTCAGAGAGTTCAAGAATCAGATTCTATCAGAAAAGAAAGCAGAACTGTTCAATATGTTCTCTGACCTTGAATCAAATGAAGATTTCAAGAATCTAAAAAATGATGCGGACAAGTATGACCTGGCCGCAATTGAAGAGAAGTGTTTCGCCATTCGTGGCCGAACTGCAACATTCTCTATGAATCAAACTTACAAGAAGGCACCTGTGCTACCGGTGCTCGATCATGACCCCACCTATGAACCTTATGGTGGTGTTGTAAAGAAATACCTACATAACAAATAAGGAGGTAGACGAAATTGGCCTACACTGTATTTCGCTGTGATAGCATGCCCGGCACCGATCAGCGCACAATGATTACTTCTGTTCTGGTGCGGGATGGCGATGGTAAGAACATCGCTGTTGAAAATGGCACCATCGTTGAGATTGGTGCTCTTGTTCCTGGTGAACACGATCTGTATTATGCAACTCTAGCAACCGCATCTTCTGCTCTGAAGAATTGCGCTGTGCTCGGCACCACTGAAATCGTTTACGACGAATGTACTCATAAGAATTTGGATGACTTCATTAACGAAGCTGGTAAGCCCGCCACCGCCTATAGACTAGGCCGTGAGGGCGTTTTTTCTGTCACCGCTGAGGGTTTTGTTGGAGGCACTGTCCCTACTGCTACAGCAGTTGCTGTGTCTCTGGGTGCTAATGGTAAGATTACCGCTCCTGCAGTCACTAGCGCAACTGCGCTTGGTAAGGTAATTGCCATTGATAAGACTGCTCGTTATACATTCTATGCGATTGAAATGTAAGAAAGGAGGACTCGAAAATGAATGTTGATATGAATCTGGTTCAGCTGGCCGTTGACGTTGTCAAGGGTAAACCTGAGAACTATTCTAAGGAACAGGGTCTGGAAGCTATGCGTAATGCCCTAATTGAAATTAACGGCGGCACCACTCTGGGCTATAAGCAGATGAGAGATGGTGCTTACAATGGTCTGTTTGCTCTGATCGAAGAGATTATTCCCCGCACCGTTGTTGAAGGTCTGCAGGGCGATGAGATGTTCACCTCTCTGGTTGACTTCCGTAACGTCGCAGAAGGCGATGAATCTACTTTCGTGGTAGAGGATGTAAACTGGTATGATGTCTCCACTGTGGCACCTGGTGTCCGTGGCCTGCGCCGTCAGAGACTGGGTGGGGCTACCACTAAGACTATCCACACCGAAATGCACGGTGTTCGCATTTACGAGCCTCTGCGTAGACTGCTGGCCGGTCGTGTTGACTTTAATGAGTTTATCAATAGAGTCGGTGAATCTTATCGTCAGAAGGTTCTGAATGATATCTACACTTGCTGGGCTGGTCTGACTTCTGACGACCTGGACGGGACTGCTTTCTTCCCTGCTGCTGGTTCTTATGACGAGGGTACTGTGCTGGATGTCATTCAGCATGTCGAAGCTGCTTCTGGCAAGCAGGCAATCATCATGGGTACTATGAAGGCTCTGCGTAATCTGGCTCCCTCTATTCAGGGTCTGGAATACAAGTCTGATATGTACAACATGGGTTATGCTGGCAAGTTCTTCGGTACTCCTGTTATCAAGACTCCTCAGCGTCATAAGATTGGCACTCATGACTTCATCTTCCCTGATGACACTCTGCATATCATTGCTACTGACTCTAAGCCTATCAAGATGGTTTATGAGGGTAATAGCATTATCAAGCTAACTGATGCTCTGGATAACGCAGATATGACTCAGGAATATGAATTCTACGACATGTATGGCATGGGCGTCGTGACTTCTTGCAACGACGGTATTGGCCGTATTCAGTTCTCTTAATTGACAACTATTTTAGCCGCCCCTTCTCAGGGGCGGCTTTTAGGAAAGAAAGGATTTTAAAATGGCAGCAAGTAAAACAGGCGTAAAGAAGGGCACACTGACCGGTACTCCTGCAGCTAGCGCAAAAGCGCCGGAAGAAACTGTGGCAGCTACCGAAGCGGTGGTTGAAAAGAAAAAGCCTTCAAAGCTGAAGGTTCGGAAAGCACTTGACCCTAATCTTTATGTAAGTGTTAAAAATGGTTTCCACGGATCTTTGTTTTATAAGGACGCAACGACTGGTGAGGAACATAGATGGTCTGAGTTCGGCGACGAGATCGAAATGACCTTTGGTTCACTGCAGAGAGCAAGAAGTGCTCAACGTAAGTTCTTCACGGAGAACTGGTGGTTGATTGACGATCCGGAAGTGCTGGAAGCTCTGAATGCTACACAGTATTATAAGGACGCTTTGACCTATGAAGACTTTGAAGATCTGTTCTCTTTGAAGGCAGACGAAGTTAAAGACAAAGTATCTGGTCTGTCTCGTAGTCAGAAGCGCGGAGTCGTGTACGTTGCAAAGCAAAAGATTGAAGATGGTAAACTAGCAGACCTTAATGTTATTAGAGCTTTGGAAGAAGCACTAGGCACCGAGCTGATTTATAAGTGAGGTTGATTTATGGCGACTTCATTCGATGTGTTTACCGGAGCGTTTTTGAACAAAATCACATCGTATGATTATGTCAATATGGAAGAAGATGTGTTCAACGAACAAGCTGATCAATTTCTTTTTTCCGCCTGCTCCGAATTTGAAAATATCTTTCGGCGTCGCACCGGCTTGTCCTTTTCCGACAAAGATTTAGAAGCCCGGCAATTCAACTGGGATCTCCCGGTGTGCATTACCGAATATCATGATAAACGTCTTGATGATTATATTACCTCTGATGAGGTAGTTGATATTATTTCTGAAGGTATGCTGCTCAAATGGTTGAGCGGCTTTTTATTTAGCGGAGATCACTTTGTTCTGGGTAACTTTCTAAAGACAAAAGACTTCTCGCCCTACTCCCCTTCTAATTTCATCAGTAATATGCAGGGTCTTTACTCAACAACAAAGTCGAATTATAAAAACATGATTAACGAGTTTTCTTATAATCATGGGGCGCTGCACAAGCTGCATATGTGAGCGGAGGTGTTTTATGATACCAGACGCTATGATGCAGAAATACTTTGAGCGCACTGTGGGGAAGTTGTATAAGATTTTGCCGCTAAAAGAATGTGAAGAAGAGACTTTAAAAGAATACCTGGACACTTTATTGACAGAGCTTATTGGTGTCGAGCTGTTAGATAATTTATCCTCGCAACCGTACTATATGAGTATCATTGGTATCGTATCTTACCTGTCCGACAATATATCAGACTGCTCAGTAAAGAAAGTAAAGAAGAATGTTTTTCGAGCGATTGACCTGTGCAAGAAGCTAGAGGCATCGTATAAAGGTGGTGACGTTATTGAGTAGCCTAAGCAATTATAAACGTCGCCTATCTTATCTAAAAGACCCACCAAGAGAGCGTTGGTTGAAGAATACACAGAGTTGGATCAACAACAAACTACCAAACTCATTGTCATTTCAAACAGCAGTCATTGATGGAGAAGAACGTAAGTGCGCTATTACTAGCACACAAAAGCTGAAGGAAAAGAACATTCATACTATGCCGGGCGAGACAATCTTTGCTGGCACATATGTAGAATGGGCTAATAGTATTTGGCTTATTACGTCCGTTGATGAATATAGCGAAGTGTATCAGACAGGACTAATGGTTCAGTGTAACTACAATCTAAAATGGGTGAATCCGAGCGGCGAAGTAGTGTCTCGTATGGTCGTCGCTATCGACGGCACTAAGTATCTGACCGGCGAATACTCTCAGCAGTTTGTTACTGTCGGCGACGCTAGAATGCAGATTACAATGCCGAGGGACGAGGAGACTGCCTTGATAGATCGTGATGACAGATTTTTGATTGACGACCCGAATGCGGAAGATATCCAGGCGTTTGAAGTTACCAAACTGAATAGAGCTAGTAGCGTTTACAACGGACATGGTGTCTATGTACATATGCTGGTTGAGAGTCCGCGTAATGACGAGGTTGATAATTACGAGCTGATGATTGCTAATTATTACGACCGAATTAAAAAGCCTGACGCGCCCAAGCCGGAGCCGACAAAAGATCATATTGAGATTATGGGTTTCGACAAGGGGTTCGTTTATATCGGTTCTAGGAACTCTTTGGTTGCTTCCGTTTATATTGACGGAGAGATCGCAAATGAACAGGTCACGTATTCTGTTGATTGCGAGTCAAGTGTCGCGTTGGTAGCGCTGACAGGCGATCAAGCTATCCTGTCTGTTGGTAAGAACAGAGGTAACATAGGCAAGAAGTTTGTCCTGACTGCTACATATGGTGAGTTAGAAGCAAAGAAAGAATTCACAGTAAAGGGGTGGTCATAATGGGTCTATTGTATCCAGCACGTGTGTGCAAAGACAAAGCAATTGAGTGTATCCTATCTTCTCAAAAGATTGTTGATCTGCTCGGTGACGATGAGTTTAAGACTGCCCCAGCTCCTGGACTTCTGTATAAGAAGGTCTTTCCTTTTGCCCGCATCCCAGAGACGACCGATATCGCGGCTCCATACATTTGTTGCGAGACGAATATTACAAGTATCAGTAGTGACACTGTGTGTGACGTCGAGCTTATGATCTTTGTTACATGCCATACGACTATGATGCGTGGCGAGTTTGGCACTCTTGTCGATATGATTGCTGATGCGATTGATGATGAGATCAATCACAAGCACGGGTTTGGTATTGGTAAGGTAACGCCTTCAGAACGCTACCCCGTTGGATATGTTCTGCCGAACTACAACTATATCACAAGAAAGGTAGTGTACCTGTTTAAAGACTTCAACTTTAGACACGGGGCAAAAGATTATGGTTGATTCCTTCACAAAGCTGGAGCTGAACTACACAGGTTCTTTACCGGTAGAGGGGGTCGGCCATATACGTTGCCCTACTACCAATGAGATTGTAGAAGCTGGCGGCGAGGACGTATACAACTGGCGGATCGGTATGCTTCTATATACGAAGTCTCAACTAGCAGATAACTTAAACATAGAGCTAACGCCAGATGTTGTAGAAGAGCTAAACTCCACTCCCCTCTTTTTGTTCTTGGTTGCGCAACAGGATTTTCGTAATGCAGTCGCAGAAGCGTTGTCATTCTTTCTAGATGAACGTCTTGTGTTTGATGAGCCGTCGGCGTCCTTTTTGACGCTACGTCCTGGTACAGATGATATTGTCGGGAATATCAATTGCAATAACTATGAGCAGGTACGAGATTTAATTTTGCAGCGCAACTATATGTCCCCTCCAAAAGAAGGGGCCGTTAAAAAGAAGAGTAAGAAAGAGCTGGAGCGTGAAGCAAAGATAGCAGCAGGCAGAAAGAGGTCTAAGAAATATAAGGACAGACAGGATGCTATGCGGCTAGATAACGTCACATCTAAGTTGGCAGCAAGATCATACTCGATGAGCATTCAAGACGTTTACAACTTAACAGTGTATCAACTGTACGATCAATTTAACGAAATCAATATGTCCCTACAGATTGACACCATCCTTACGCGCTGGAGCGTGTGGGGTAAAGATGACTTTGACTTCTCTGTTTGGTGTCGTCCGAATGAGTGACACTTGCTAACCGCCGTTATGGCGGTTTTATTTTTATATCTAATAGGAGGAATAAAACATGGGCGTTCCTAATATGGCGAACCGCGAGGTTTGTAATGCTGTTTTCTGTGAATATAAGACTAAAAAGCCTTTCCTGAATATGGACTACGCAAACGTGTCCACTGCCGAAATGACTGGTGAATCCGTTTATGCTTATGGTGGCTGGGGCCATCCTAAGCGTGTCACTTTCTTTGGTGAGCGTGGCGGCACTATCAGCTTTGAAACTCAGATCACTCCGCTTGACCTGTATTCTCTGATGACTGGTGGTGATATCGAGTCCGGTGCAAGCTGGCTGAAGCGTGAAGCGGTTACTGCAACCGAAGCGGGCAAGCTGACTGTCACCAGCCAGACCGCAACTTCCGCAAACGTATTCAAGTTTGATGACGACTGCGGTACTGAGATCAGCGGTGCGCTGGCAAGCGGTACCTTCACTGCTGGTGAAGAAAATAAGATTGCCGTTGGCGATAAGTGCGTTGTCTATTACATGGAAGAGCTGACTTCCGCAAAGAAGATCTCTATCAAGTCTACTACCTTCCCCAAGTATTTCACTGCCTACATGGAAACTAAGGATAAGACTGAGGCCGGTGAAGATGTCTGGTTCCGAATGATTGCTTACAAGTGCGCACCTCAGACTGACTTTACTCTGGAGATGTCTAACAACGGCGATCCTGCAAGCGTTACTATCACCTGTGACCTGATGGTCGATACTGAAAACGATAACAACATCCTGGATATGATTTTGCTGGACGAGAACGATTAACCGGATTCTATCCATACCTATTCTAGGGGTACGGAATATTCCGTACCCCTATTTTTAACCTAGGAGGAAATATGCGTATACTCGCGTTAGATCAGGCGACTGCTATTAGCGGGTACGCCGTATTGGAAGATGGCGTTTGTATTGAATCAGGCGTCATTGATTTAAGCAAGGACAAAGATGCCGAAAGGCGGATTGGGTATATGATGATCAGTCTTTGTCACATCATAGTAACTTCAAACGCAGACTTGGTAGTGTTTGAGGATATACAAAAACAAGTGAACGTAAGTACATACAAATCTTTAGCTCGTATACAAGGAGCGATTATGGCGTGGTGCTACTATCACGACATTGAGTTCTATTGCATCCTGCCGACGGCCTGGAGAAAGAAATTAGGTTTTCATCAAGGGAAAGGTATTAAGAGTAAAGAGCTAAAACAACAGGCGATTGCCTATGTAAAAGACAAATTGGATAAAGATGTTGGGCCAGACGAAGCAGACGCAATTTGTATTGGATTGTCACACTTTGCTACACTGGCTAACGAATGAAAGGGATAATTATGAATAACGAAGAAAACAAGCGCATCAGTGTTGATGCTTTAAATAAATATTTCAAGGAACAAGATAATTCACCTAATGATATAGTTGTTGAGATCGGTGATGGGATTATGTTTCGCGTTAAAAAGAGTATTACCGCAGATCAATTCGCTGCAGCAGTAGAAGCCGGAATCTCTTCTTGCTTTGCTAATGATGAGTATTTGCCTTGGCTTAAAGATGTCGCGTATATGCACGCTGTGCTAGTCGCATTTACTGATATTGATTTTGATGAGGCAGATGTGGAGTCAGAGTTCTTCCTTATGACTGCTACAGATGTTTACGACAAGGTGCTTGATAAGGTGGATGAGAATCAGCTGTTTATTTTTGAAAACGCATTTGAGGAACAGTTGCAGGCACGCATTGATAAGATCAACAGCACAAGAGAAAAAGAGCTGAATGAGGCATTGCTTATGCTGAAGTTCGTCACTCAGAAGTACAACGAAGTATCACTTGTGTTTAAGGAAATTATGGGTAGCGATTTGTCTGAGATCATTTCTGCTTTTTCAAAGAACGCTGAGTCTTTGAAGGCAAGCGTCAGCGCATTGGCAGAAGATTTCAGCAAGTATGTAGCTGAACAAGGTGGTAGCGGTGATAGTATTTGATAATTTCGCGGCTCTTGAAGCGCACATAATGGAAGAGCTTAGAGGTGTCATACATAACGAAATCCCAACTATGGTGGATGATGTTATAAAGGAACATATCAACTCGGATGTCTACTCGTACAACCCCGAGTGGTATACACGCAGGGGTATGATGCAATCCGGAGCAAACCTAAAGCACTACGAAGGAGACTTATCTCTTTTAGTGACAGATGAAACGCCAGGTAACACGCCGGTGTTCCCAGGTTATCAACCGTCTGGCACAGACCTAAGCTTCATTATAAACACAGGGGTACAAGGAAACGGGAATGGCATGTGGAGGAAAGCCTTTGCTAGACCATACATAGACAATGCACAAAAGGACGTCAATGCTAAAGTCATCGACGTCCTTCGTTCTAAATTTGGATAATATCAAGGTGGTGAGATCGTGGCGGAAGAATTTGGTGTAAAGGTAAAACTTATACCTGAGTTTGATAGCAATGCTTTGAAGACTGCTGCTAGTGCGGCTGTTGGGAAGAACGGCGTGCAGGTAAATCTCCTGCCCGTAATTGATACTAAAGGACTGCAGAATGCCGTCAATGCCGCAGCAAAAAATCTAGTTCTAAATATAGATGATGTAAAGATCAACGGCAAGAATAGTCGGGGCGGCGGAGGTTCTGGCAGTGGTGGCAACTCTGGGAGTAAGAAGTCGTCCGCTACTAATATCGAACCTCTTATTAAGTATTATAAAAATCTAGTAGACTATATCCGAAAGAACCCGTCTGTTCAAAGAGACAAGACTTTATCTGGTGATCTGTCTAATGAAAAGAAAGCGCTAGCTGGTATTGTCAGAGGCGCTATTCAGGCCGGATCTTACAACAAGAACGAGTTTACTAATAGCAAGAATAAGATTGCCGCAATACAAAATGCGGCTAGAATCCGGGGCTTGGAGGATACATCCACTCCAAATAAGGCGGTTGTAGCACTTCAAAAACAAGTCGATGCCATTCGTGAAAAAGCTGCCAAGTATAGCACATCGACGGCAGATACTGCGAAAGTAGAAGCTGAGTTAAAGAAGGCGGAGGGTGCGATCCACCAGCTCAGTCAACTAGGAACGGTATCCGCCGAAAGTTTTGGCAAGGTTGAATCTTCGGCGAGAGCAGCTATTACATCCGCTAAGGGAGCAATGGATAGCCTTTCTGCTTCAGTTAAAGATACATCTAACGATTTGGTTCCCGTATACAATCTGTTAAAGAAAATATCCAGCATGGATCAACCGAAGAAGTTGTCGTTGTTGGACGATACTGATGTTAATGATCTAAAGTCTTATAAGGCGCAGCTTGAAGCAATTGTTGAGACTGGGGCATATAGCAAGTCGGATTTGAAGAAAATTACGTCGGGCGTTGCTGGGATTGATTATAAGCAGAGTAGTGCCAATACCGGGTTTAAATCAGAAGTTCTTTCTATAGTACAGGGTGTAACTGCAGCCGAAGCAATACAGGGCGCTTTTTATAAAGCAAAGCAAGTTGCGACAGAAATGGTTAGTGCCGTCAAAGACATTAACGACGCACTAACCCAGCTTACCATTGTTACCGGGAAGAGCGGTTCAGAACTTGATTCATTCTTCCAGAAGGCAGCAGATTCAGCTTATGATATGGGGCATAGTGTGACAGAGGTACTTGGGTCCGTCGAGACATTCTCTCGACTCGGCTATGGGTTGGAAGACGCCTCTACCCTCGCTGATGCTGCGACTGTTATGTCTAATGTTGCTGACACAACAGTGGACGCGTCAACGACTGGTTTAACTTCTATTATCAAGGGCTATGGCCTTGAAGCCTCCGACGCCACTCGTGTTTCTGATGTCTTGGCCAAGGTTGGCAAGGACTACGCCATTAGTGCTGAAGGACTGATGTCTGCGTTGGAACGTGGCGGTGCTGCTCTTAACGTGGCCAATACATCGTTTGAAGAATCTGTTGCTCTCGCAGCAGCCGGAAACGCCGCAATTCAGGACCCGGAAAAAATCGGAAATGCCTTGAAAACTGTTTCCGCAAGAATTCGCACATCTAAGCCAGAGCTTGAAGAACTCGGCGAAGATTACGACGATGTTGCGACATCAGCCGCAAAGTATCGCGCAGAGATTAAGGCGTTGTCTGGTGTTGATATTATGGAGAACGCCACTACCTATAAGTCGATTTACGATATTATGGTGGAAATTGCGAGCGTTTGGGATAAGATGTCCGACACAGATCAGGCAGCCCTGCTTGAGCGTATCGCTGGTAAGAATCAGTCCAACGTTGTTGCTGGCATCATCACCAATCTAAAGGATTTGACAGGTGCTTATGACGAAGCCCTAAGTGCTTCCGGAGAAACCGAAGCGGCTAATGAAGTTGTTATGAACTCAATCTCCGGTAAGGTCGGCCAATTTAAAGAGCAGTTTGAAGAACTGTCTTACAACACTATAAACTCAGATTTAGTAAAAGGTGTAGTGTCCGGCGGCACAGGTATTTTAGGATTCCTAAATAAAGCAATAGAGCTATTCCATCAGCTTGGCCCTGTCGCGACCGTGGCTGAAACTGCACTTGCTGGTATAGCGGGTGTTAAACTAGCAAAAGGCGGGGCGGATATAATTAAGCAACTCGCTACAGGTGACAACAAGGATTCCTTTAGCGGGATACTTGCTGGGAAGGCTTTGTCTGGTGTTGACAAGGCTAAAAGTGCAATCAGTGGCCTATGGGGTGTTATATCAGCTCATCCTGTTGCAGCTGCGGTAGTCGCCGTTGGTACATTGGCTACTGCGTTTGGCGTCACCGCAATGAAGGCTGAATCCCTCGATAGCAAGATTGAAAAATTGCAAGCGTCTACGGAGTCTTATAAGGCAGCCCAGACAGATGTAGATAATACGGAAACGCAGATAGAAGCTAATCAAAAGATCATTGATAACATACGAGATCAGGGTTATACGAGTCTTACTGATGAAGGCACGGTCGCGAAGCTCCAGAGGGAGAACGAAGGGCTTCGGCGTACACTTGCGTACAAAAAGGAAGTTGCTGAAACAGAATCTAAAAAGGTTCATGACGATGCATTAAGTGTTATAACATCAAGTGGCGGCGCGTGGGATTCTATATCAGCAGCCTTCACTGGCGGTTATGACGGTCTTCTTGGAGAAAGACTTCTCGCTGCATCTGAAGATATCCTTAAAAGTAGCGAAGCTGTAAAAGAATCCAAGGAGGCGTTAGAAGACACCACTTTGCCAGAATGGCAAAGAACAGGTTACGAAAACGGCCTGACATTAAACGAAGAAAATCTTGAGTCAGCCAAAGCAGCCGCCCAGGAGTATGTCTCTGTTATTGAGGACACATTAAGTGGTTTTGAGGCGGCAACACCCGAAGAGCAAAAGTATGTTGATCTGCTCCGTGAGTCGGAGGCTGCTTATGTGCAGGCAATGGACGCTGCTGAGGGAAAGAGTATCGAAGAAATCATTGGTGATGGTTTCGCCGCAGACGGTACTTTGTCATCCTTGGTTGATGATTTTTACAACCTTGGTGACGCTGGGGATGTGACAAAGCAATCTATTCTAGCGCTTGCCAGTGAGTTCCCTGAATTGAACACGTTCATGCAAATGCATGGCATTACCGCACAGCAACTTTGTGATTACTATAACAACCTGGCAGACGCTACTGACCGTGTGTTGTCTTCTGAAGAACAGTATGGTTACGTGCTACAAGACGTGATCTCTTTCGGGAAGAGTATGCAAAATTATCAAAATATGTCGAAGTCTTATGCTCCGTATGATGAGACTGTAAAGGCATATGATAATATGATGCAGTATCAAAAGACTGGGATGACTGGTCTCGGCAATGAGAGTTATTGGGGCTTCTTAAAAGAAAACTTTGTTGGCTTTGACGATGTTGATATTAGTAATGTTGGCGAGAAAAGAAAGCAGGCAGAGAAACTTCTAAAAGAGTACGACTCGATTTATAGGAATAGAGATAAGGACGGCAATTTAACTGCGTCTGGTCTTCAGGCATTCTTTGATAAGATAAACTCTAGTAAAGAGGCCCAGGCTGTACTAAAGAAATACGGCGACTCGTTCACCAAGGACAAAAACGGTGACTACGACTGGAATATCCCGGTCAGTCATTTCAAAGAAGTAGCAGAAGCACTTGGTCTGTCGAGAGAAGGATTTGAGTCTCTGGTTGCTGCAGCTGGGAACTACATTGATATAGACTGGTCCGACGATGCCGGGATGGATTATTTTGAGCGGCTCAAGAAACACGCGAAAGAGGCCGGTGACTCTATTGAGAGCACGAAAGAGTACGTTGTTGCGTCTAAGGAAACTATCGAAAGAGCCGCGAAAGGATCAGGCAAATCCGAAGAAGAGTTTGCTAAAGAATATCAGAAAGAGAAAAAGAAGGTTCTGTACACGGATCTCGGAGGAGGGTACTATCAGGCTGACTATAGTTCTGTAGAGAAGGCTGCGCAGGAAGCTGGTAGAACCTTGCTAGGATATGTAAATACGCTCGAATCTGAAACAGGTAAAAAAATTATTCTGTCTATGGATGTCGACACCGTAGACGCAGAAAAAGCGGTCGGCACATTTGTTGAAGACGAGAACGGTCAAGTCATTAAGGTTTACTCCGAGGTAGACAAAAACTCTATCGAACAAATAAAGAAAGAGTATGAGGGACAAAACGTCACTATTAAGGTCCGCACTGGATACGCCGGAGAAAAAGAAACGGTCGAAAAATCAAGCAGCGCTGATAAAGAAAACGAAATTAAAACTAAGGTTTCAGTAGTTGGCACGGAAGAAGCTAGCGCGAAGATTGATGCGCTTGAAGGAAAGTATGACGCGTTTCGATCTAAGCCAAATATCACAAAGACTATTACGACCAACTATGTAGAAAATCATACTGTTAACAGGTCCGGCGGTTCCTCTTCGGGTAACTCTCATCGCTATGCTGGCCTGACTATAAATGGTAGTAGTGGTGGTGCTAGACGGAGACAGACAAACGGATCTAAGGCTAACGGTACTGCCTTCGCTCAAGGCACATCTGGTTTCTGGGGTGCTGGGGATTCCGGCACCGCTCTTGGCGGCGAGGTTGGCCCCGAACTGTTGGTACGGGACGGCTCATTCTATGTAATTGGACAAGACGGCGCAGAGTTTTTTGACTACCGTTCTCATGATATAATTTTTAACGCTGCGCAGACAGAAGAACTCTTCAAGAAGGGCAAACTTCGCGGCTCTGACACTCGTGGCAAAACAGCCATGGCGGACGGTACTGCCTTTGCTGGTAGCACTACTGGCGGGAAAAAGAACTTCGGTAATCCTAACCCTGGTGTTCGTGGCGACAGTAGCTTAAAGTCGGAGGGTTCCTCTTCTAAGTCTAACTCCAGCAAGAAAAACAAAAAAAAATCTTCTAGTAAGAAAAAATCGTCTGGCAAGAAGAAGGGTTCCGGTTCAAAATCAGACGCCGAGTTTTTCGATTGGGTTGAAGTCAAGCTTCAGAGAATCGAGGAAGCTATTGAACTTGTTAAGATAACAGCTGATAGCGCTTATCAGCTGGTGGGGACGCGAAATGATGCCTTGCGAAAGAACATCAAGAATCTCAACAGTGAGATTGTAACGCAAGGCAAGGCGTACGACTATTATATCAAGAAGGCAAACTCTGTTGGTTTAAGCAAAGCGTATAAAAAAAAAGTGCAAAACGGCGCGATTGATATTGATAAGATCTCCAATAAGAAGCTGAAAGAAAAGATCAGTCAATATCAAGAGTGGTATAATAAAGCTCAAGACTGCAAGAAGCAGGTAGAGGAGCTGAAGGTAACTGTTGCCGACGCTTATAAAGAAATATTTGATAACTACTCCACTAGAGCACAGAACACTATTGACCGTGCGAAGGATTATCAGGAAGCATTCCAGGCATCTATCGACTTTTATGAAGAGGCAGGCTATAAAGCAAGTTCTAAGTATTACGATGCTTTGATTAAGTATGAAGCTAGGAATCAGAACAGGCTTGTGGCTAAACGAGCTGGCCTCGTGAAGAAGTTAAACGAGGCTGTTGATTCTGGGTCTGTGAAGATTGCTTCCGAGGCATGGTATGATATGCGGCATGAGATCGACCAACTCACAACTTCTATTATTGAGGCGGACGAAGCATTAGCAAGATATAAAAATGAGTTGCGGCAATTAGACTGGGATAAGTTTGACGATATGCAGGATGGTTTCTCGAAACTAACAGACGAGGCAGATTTTCTCATTGACTTAATGAGCAAGAAGGATTTGTTTGATGACAACGGAGCGATTACTAACGAAGGTATCGCTACCAAAGCGTTGCACGCTCAGAATTACGACGTGTATATGGCCCAGGCTGATCAGTATGCTAAGGCTATCGCTGAGATCAATAAGTCTATCGCAAACGACCCGTACAACACAAAGCTTTTAGAGCGTCGTGAAGACTTAATTGAATCACATAGAGACGCTATCCTGGCAGCAAATGACGAGAAGGACGCGCTAAAGGATTTAGCAGAGGACGGGTTCGACGCCCTGTTGGATTCTCTGAAGGATACTATTGATGAATACGAGAAAGCGTTAGATAGCGCAAAAGATCTGTACGACTACCAGAAGAACATCGATGAGCAAGTTAAGAATATATCAAAGCTGGAGAAGCAGCTGTCGGCTTATTCTGGAGACACTTCAGAGGAATCTAAGAAGACTGTCCAACAGTTGAAGAACGACCTAAAGGAAGCAAAGGACGACCTGCAGGACACCCAGTATGATCAGTATATTTCTGACACAAAAGAACTTCTGGATGATCTTGTTGACAACTTTGAGGAGTTTATAAACGAACGTCTTGATGATATAGATAAGCTACTATCTGACGCTATTGAGTCTGCGAACAAGAATGCGTCAACAGTTTCCGATACAATTACTAGCGCGACCGAAGAGGTTGGGGCTACTCTTTCTGATTCGATGAAGACTATTTGGGATGAGAACAGCTCTAAGGATGTACTGGCTAATTACAGTGACAACTTTAGTGAAGAGTGTACTACCTTAAATGGTATTCTGAATGAGATTAAAGAGTACGTCGCGCGTCTATATTCTAATGGTGACTCTGATGCTGCTGGTGATATAAAGGATGTTGAAAATCAGACTGACGAAGGCAAGGGCACTCCGAAGTCAAATACCGGTGGCGACACTACAACCACAACAAAGACTCCGCCAGATGATAAAAAAATGGACGGAATCTTCTATAAGAAGAAATACACCGGCAACAAGAAAAAGCTGCAGCCTAATAAATACTTCATCCATAGATTAAAGTACAAAGATTACGATTGGTCAATGAAGGCCCGAAACGAGTATTTCAAAAAGATGGGTTTCGAAAAGAAGTACGGAAAGAAATACGAAAAGATCGGCGGCAAGTATAACAAGCAGCTAATCGCATGGATGAAGAAGCGTGGCTATGCGTCTGGCATACAGAGTGTCCCCCGCGATGAGCTTACGTGGACTCAGGAGAATGGCCCGGAGACTATCATTCGTAAGTCTGACGGAGCTTTGCTTACTCAGCTCAAGAAAGGCGATAGCGTTTTGAATCGAGACGCTACGTCCAATATCTGGGATATGGCGAACAACCCTCGTGACTTCATCGCCCGCGCTATGAACTTCGGCGTTAGTTGGCCAGTTGCTAAAGTCCCTGGTAGCACTGGCAACAATATCAAAAATTCTATCGACATGGAAATTGTTCTTCCGAACGTGTCAAACTACAATGACTTCATGAACTCAGCACGGTCTGATCCTAAGTTTGAAAAGTTGGTTCAGGCAATGACTGTTGATAGGCTGGCGGGTAGAAACGCAAAAGGAAAGAATAACATCAAATGGTAATAGAAAACGGGAGCGGCTGTGCCGCTCCCGTTCGTCATTATTGGAGGAAATGGTTTGGATTACAAAAGAAGATATCAAGCTCAAAAGAACAAGTATGAGCGGCTAAGAGAGAAGTACGATAATATGCTGGCCGAGAAAGAGTTGTTCGAAGCGCGATATTCTGATTCATTAAACGAGATTGATTCGCTAAACGAAGAGGTCTCTAATCTGAAAGCAGAGCTAGCTAAAGCAATTCTCGACGCGACAACGCAGAGCGACAACTATGCGGTCCTAAACAAAAAAATGGCTAGACTGCTCAAAGAGATTGAACGAGAGTTTTATAGACGCTACCAGACAGTAGCAGAATAAATGAATAGGAGGTTACTATATGAGAGCAACAGATTTCATATATGATGGCGTGCAACTTAGTAGCCTCGGCTACGTCGTATGCACGTTTGATAGCGGCGGCACTGATAGTAGCTCCGCTGGGTCTGAGATTACTTTTAACTCCGTCAAGCAGCACGGCGGAGTTTACTATGCGCAGACGGGGACAGAATACGAGCAGTGTTTCTCCACTACATTCAGTATCTGTAGAGATATTACTGACGGCCCCGGCCAGGAGATCTCTCTGGCTGATTACCGCAAGTTGATGCGCTGGCTAAACCGTAAGCAGTTTCATGACTTTGTTTTGCTCGACCCGAAAGAAGATGATTGGAAGAATATCACTTTCCAAGGAAGCTTCAATGTGGAGAAGATTGAATTCTCCGGCAATATCATCGGATTGAATCTTACGTTTAATACTAACCGACCGTTTGGTGTTGGCAAAGCGACAACCGTTGCGTTCTCTATAGAAGCCGCTAATGGTACTTACAGTATAACAAACGACTCAGACGAAATTGGAGTTCTCTATCCTGACCTCTTTGAAATCACATGCAAGCAGGATGGCGACCTCACCATCACTAATAATCCGGAGGGGCAGGTTACATTTATTACTGGTTGCACTTCTGGAGAAAAGGTAACGATGGATTGTGCGAATCAGATTATTACCTCTTCCCTAGCCTCTCACAAAAAGATTTATAACGATTTCAATTTCACTTTCTTCCGGCTTTATAATTCTTACTCAGAGCGTGTGAATGTTGTTACTTTCTCTATGCCATGCGACGTAAAAATCGTCTATAGGCCGATACGGAAGGTGGTGTTCTAATGGCTATTCGTATTCAGTTTGATGGGACTGGCTCGCCGGAATGCCCTACTTTAGTGCTAGCTAAACGAGGCGGCGAAAAGCTCGGTGTTTTAAACACAGTTGATAATATCAGCGTGTCAGATAGACTGAGTGACGCCTGCGAATTATCTTTCGACGTACATAAAGAGTTCGACGGTAAGGTCTGTCCTATATGGAATAAGATTGTTGACTTCAAATTGGTCTGGTGTAAAGAGTGGGACAAATGGTTCTCTATCTCTGTTAACACACAGGAATCTTCTAGGGTTATGAAGAGTGTGACCGCGACTAGTTTGGGAGAGGCCGAGTTGTCTCAGATTCTACTACACGACATTGAGATTAACACGGAAGACGACATCAACAGAGATGACTATGATGAGGACTTCCCTACTATTCTCTATCGTCCAGACAAGCCAGAGGCTTCCCTTCTCCATCGTCTGATGGAGAAAGCGCCGCACTATTCTGTCGGTCATATGGACTCGACTATAGCAAAGCTTCAGCGCACTTTTTCTTTTGATGGCGATTCTATCAAGGACGCCTTTGACGCTATTGCAGAAGAGATTGGGTGTCTGTTTGTTTATCCTTCTAGGTCTACTGATAAAGGAACTCCATCTCGCACAGTGGAGGTGTATGACCTGGAACGCACCTGTCTGGATTGTGGCTATAGAGGTGAATTTGACGGTAACTGCCCTGAGTGTAAGAGTTCTAATATTAACGAGGGCTACGGCCAAGACACAACAATCTTTGTTTCCACGGAAAATCTTACCGATGAAGTATCTTACGAAACAGATACCGACTCTGTGAAAAATTGTTTTCGGCTAACTGCTGGTGACGATTTAATGACGGCGACTGTCCGCCTATGTAACCCAAGTGGCGGCGGATATATCTGGTGTATCACGGATGACACCAAAGAGGACATGTCGGACGAGCTAGTAGCGAAATTAAACAGTTATGACGAGCTGTGTCAGCATTACAACGAAGAGGCTGGCAGTTCTATTGACGCTACCATCCTAGCTTCCTACAACGAGCTTGTAGACAAGTATAAGTCGATGAACGAAGACCTAGAGAAGATCACCTCTCCTATAGCAGGATACTCTAACCTGGTCAAAGCTTACTTTAGTGCGATAGAGTTTGGCAGCTACTTGCAGACATCTATGATGCCAACCTATGAGCATCAGGAGACAAACGCTGCGTCGCAAGCTGCTCTGCTGACAGCGGATAACCTCTCCCCTATCGCGGTATCTAAGCTGACTTCTGGGACATCAAAGGCTACAGTCGAAAGCGCACTAAAGGCAATGGTAAAAGTGTTTATCGACACAAGTAGATTTAAGTTTACTATTAACACAATCTCGTGGGTAAACACGGAAGGCAAAACACCAACATGGACAGGCAACTTTACCGTTACTAGCTACACCGAGGAAGACGACGAGGCGACCTCGGCCACTATTTCCATTGTCGTGACAGATAACTACGCTGACTACGCGAAGCAGTTAGTGGAAAAGAAAATCGCTATCTCAGATACAGAGGATGTTAGTATCACCGGTTTGTTTAAGCTAGAGCTAGAGCAATTCACAAACAACCTAAAGAAGTACAGCATGGACTGTCTGAACGAGTTCGAGGATTGCTGCCAAGACGTCTTGAATATCTTGACTGAGTCCGGCGGCGGCGAAACAACTTCGATTATGTACGACCAGTATTACCTACCGTACTATAATAAGCTACTTGCAATACAGGCAGAGAAGGATGTTCGCAGCTCAGAACTCAGGATTATATTGGGCGACGAGGAAACCGAAACAGATTCAGGCGAACCGGTGCTTGGAGTAAAGCAGTATATCGAAAGAGCGCAGGAAGAAATCCGGAGTGCTCTCGATTTAGAAACATACCTAGGTCATGATTTGTGGGTTGAGTTTTCTTCTTATCGCAGAGAAGATGAGTACTCTAACGACAATTTCATCTCTGACGGGCTAACTGATTCAGAGCTTGTTGACCAAGCACTTCAGTTTATTGATAAAGCTAAGAAAGAAATCTATAAGTCCGCGAACCTGCAGCACACTATCACGGCGACGTTGAAGAACCTTCTAATCATTCCGGCGTTTGCACCGATAGTTGATTATTTCTCTGTGGGCAATTGGATACGAGTAAGGGTTGACGACGCGGTATATAGGCTACGGCTTGTTAGCTACGACATCGACTACTCCGATATGGATAATCTATCTGTTGAGTTTTCCGATGTCACTAAGACGCTTAGTGGTACGGCTGACGTGGCGGACATTTTATCTCGCGCGTCTTCCATGGCGTCCACTTTTGATTATGTAACAAAGCAAGCAGTTAAGGGTTCCGATGCGTCTGGCGTTCTTTCTAACTGGACGGAGAATGGCTTAGCTGCAACGCATACAAAGATTATAGATAGCGCAGATAATCAGAACATGGTTGTTGACCAGCACGGGACTCTTTACAGAAAGTTCGACCCGATGACTGAGAAGTACGAAGACATTCAGATGAAGATTATCAACTCCACCATTGCTATCACGGACGACAACTGGAAGTCTACTCGCGCGGCTCTTGGCCGCTTCTTCTATGTTAATCCGAAGACCGGAGAGTATACAGAGGGGTATGGTATCAACGGCGAAGTTCTTTGCGGTAAGCTATTGCTAGGCGAGTCCCTAGGGATCTATAACTCTGACAATAGTATGCGGTTTGACGCTGATGGTTTGACAGTTACAAACGGCACGAACACGGTTACTATTGATCCCAAGGGAGATTCGGTGCTGTCAATAGTTAGCGAAAATGGAACTGTGATTTCGTTTAATAAGGACGGCACGGCAAACTTTACTGGCAACGTTAACGCCACCTCCCTATCCACCGGCGGCAAGGATTCTATAACTTCTACAAAAAATGGCACTTATATTGCAGCAGATGGATCTATTTATGTTGGAGGAGACAACGGCGTGAAGATCTTGTCTAACGGCACATTTAATTTTGGCGGTGGCAAGCTTGTCTTTAACGGTACGGACCTGAATATGAGCGGAAATATTGTGGGCGATGACATTTATATATCTTCCCAAAGACATAATAGTAGCGGAGTGCTAACGAGCTGGAGTCGTATTTTTACCCAGGATATTGATGATGGGTCTGACCGGAATGGCAAGTATGGCCTTACATTCACGTCTGAAGCGTATTCTAATGGCACTACTGTCGCGTATTCGTCTATGATACGGGTATTCCCTTACTGGATTACAATTAGTTCTGGAGAGACTTTAGACATTGATGCTACTAAGTCTATTGTTATTGGAGATAACTCATCATCTGTTAGAATTGGAAATTACAATAGCACTATCCAAATTGGAGAAATGTTTCAGGATCCTGAAAAGATTTATTATTCAAAAATTAAAATGAACGGGCCGACAACGATCGACACTGAAAATGCGTACCTCACTATAACTGATAATTCAATTGTCTTAGACGTAGATACCAGTAGCAACCAGTCAAATGAAATTTCTATTGGCAGTGAAGGGGCTATTGTGAACTTGTGCGGTAGCTGGATAAATGACACATCGTATTCATCCAAGTCTTACAGCGTGTCTGGTGCTGGCAGTCCAGCCACCGCTGGAACGATTACAGTTACGAAGAAGCTGGGCGTTTGCTACATTAACGGGAGTGTTACGCTGGAGGGGGCCGTTAGTGGCTGGGTTACGCTGTTAGATAGTAGCATTGTGCCGGGGTCGCAAACTATGGAAACGATTATCATGACTCTGCCGTCTTGGAAGGAGCCTGCCACAAATCCAGCTAGATTGCGTATTCCAGCTGCTGGCGGTTTGCAGATCACAAGAGGGTCAGCTAACGCATTCTGGATTAACTTAGCTTATCCTATCACGGACGTGCCTGGTGGCTAACTTGTTTTTATAAAGAGAGGTGAACAGTTTGATCGAATACATACCTCAAGTGATCGTTCCTGTGCTTGTTTCCTTTTTAACCGGCGCGTGGGCAATCTTGTACAAAAAGCAGCAAACACTATTTCAACGTTATCATGCGGTTAACGACGGGATGAAATGTTTGCTGCGAGCAGAAATCATTAGAGATCATTCGCATTACGTGAGTATGGGGTATATCCCGATGTACGCAATGCAGAATGTGCTGGAAAGTTATTGTGCGTACCACTCGCTTGGCGGGAACGGCACGATCACAAAAATGGTAGAGGAGCTTAAACAGCTCCCCACCAAGAACGAAGAGTAACTGTACTAACGGAAGGAGTAATAGTTATGAAGCAAAGAGAATGGCTCCATAGAGCACTACGCACCGCACTGCAGGCTGCTGCTGGCGCTATCGCAGCAAACCTGGTAGCATGGGTTAACGGCGTCACTGACGTGGCAAGCGCAAAGACTGTGGCGATTAGTGCTGGTGCGGTTGTCGTCAGTGCTGTATTGGCAGCCCTTATGAATATGGATAAGAACGAAGACCTGGAGGAATAACCTTTAGGTCTTCTAGCGTTAGCTATGGCGAAAGGATGTGATTTAATATGGTGTCCTTGATTAAATATGGCGGACAGCAAAACAAAAACGATATGAGTTTTGTTGGCAAGTCTACTGACGAAAAGCCGATTAAAGTTTTTAACGGTATGCTTATCCCAAACGGAAGTACGTTTTATGAGATGGACTCAAAGATAGGATATATGTATGACGAGGAAGCTCATGAATGGCTAGAAGTATAAGGCGTGATTGAATGGATTTTAATGTTGATTCGATTATTAAGTGTAAAATGCTTGGACACGATCCGATTGGCTCTAGTGGCACAACCTACCCAAGCTATGTTGGCACGTACTCAGTTGAACCGGATGTAGAAGCTCAGATTCTGCTTACAAAAAAGCGCATCATGGAAGATAACTTAACTGTCCAGGCAATACCTCTTCATGAGGTATCAAATCAAGACGGTGGCACCACCGTCGTTATAGGAGGGAAAAAGTATGGCGTATAACAAAATAGTGTACGGTAGCAATGTGTTAATTGACTTAACCGCCGATACTATCAGCGCTGACAAACTACTGAAGGGGCTTACCGCCCACGACAAGAGCGGCGAAACTATCACTGGTACATGTGAATACGATGTTGACTCTACCGACGCTACCGTTGCGGTAGCCGAAATGCTTGAGGGGAAAACTGGCTACGCCAGAGGAGCGAAGCTGGTTGGTACTATGCCGAACCAAGGCTCTATCGCCGGTACAATTTCTAACAAGGATGACGCTTACACTATTCCTATGGGCTTCCATGATGGCAGCGGTAATGTTGTTATTGCAGCGGACGAAAAGGAGAAACTGATTCCTGGCAACATCAAGCAAGGCATTACGCTCCTTGGTGTTGAGGGTGAGTACTCTGGTGCTGAAATTACAGCGCAGAGCAAGACTGCGACTCCGTCTGCGGTCGAGCAGACAATTCAACCCGACGAGGGGTATGATTACCTGTCCAGCGTGACCGTCGCAGCAATCCCTTACAACGAAGCTGAAAACGCAGCAGGCGGCACCACTGTCACTATCGGAGGCTGAGAAAATGGGCGTCAGCAAAGTAGTCTACAATGGACAGGTACTGGTCGATCTTACAGGCGACACTGTAACGGCGGACTCGCTGGCGCAAGGAGTTACCGCTCATGATGCAGCTGGTAACGAAATCACTGGTACTGTCCAACCTACTAAGATCGCCACCAACAGCACTCTCGGAATTGTAAAAGGTGGCGGTAATGTTTATATTCGTGATGACGGAACAATGTATATTTCCGAAGAAATCGGAATAGAGGCGCTTTCAGCCGAAGAGCTGGATGCGCTTTTAGTATAATATCATAACATATTAAGGAGAAAGCTATTATGGATATCAATGAACTGAAGAATAAGTATATGAACGGTGCTCGCGTCCAACAGCTGTGGAATAAGATCAAGGATAAATTTGCGACTAAGGATGTGGCTACCACTTCCGCAGATGGCCTGATGTCTAGCGCCGACAAGACGAAGCTTGATGGCGTGGCAGAAAATGCTAATAAGTATGTCCACCCTGTATACACCGCTAAGGAATCTGGTTTGTACAAGGTCACTGTTGACGGCGAAGGACACGTTTCTGCCGCAGCAGCTGTAGAGAAGAGCGATATCACCGATCTTGGTATTCCCGCCCAAGATACTGTGTATACCCACCCTGCACATGTTGCTCATGACGCTGGCATGTACAAGATTACCGTTGACGACAAGGGTCATGTGTCTGCAGCAACCGCAATTGCCAAGGACGACATTACCGGTCTCGGCATTCCTGCACAAGATACGGTTTATAATCACCCTGTACATGACGCTCATACCTCTGGTCTGTACAAAATCACTGTCGATGGTGAAGGCCATGTGTCTGGTGCCGAGAAGGTAACGAAAACTGACATCGAAGCTCTGGGTATCAATGGCGACGATCCTATCAACTATCCTCCCGCATCTAGCACCACTGATGGTCTGATGGCGAAGGAGGATAAATCTAAGTTGGACGCTCTCCCCACCAATGCTTCTCTGGAGAGCACCTATGCTAAGAAGTCTGATATCACTAATGTCTATAAGTTCCAAGGCAGCGTCGCTACCGAAGCTAATCTGCCTTCTGAAGGTCTGACAGCTGGTGACGTTTATAGCATTGAGGCCGAGTCTAGCTATGGCGCTCCTGGTATGAATGTCGGCTGGACTGGCGAGAAGTGGGATAACCTGGGCGGCCTGTTCTCTATTGATGCTATCACTGAAGAAGAGCTGGATGCCATTTGTGTTTAAGGAGGTTTTTAATGTCTTTTTTAAATAATATTATCCTTGCAAAACTTTGGGATAAAATTAAAACGCTTGTAAAAAATCATGTGCCTGATAAGGTTGAGTCTACAAAGGTTGGGGGTGGTGCGACTAGCACCACCTTCATCGCGGACGGTGTGACAACTATTTCTCGTAGTGACGACACTAATAGTTCTACTACGAGAACGGTGATTGATGGTGGCACTATAAAGATTAGCGGCGACCCCGTTAACACCAGCCAAGACAATGCTACCACACTCAACATTAGCTCAACCGGCTTACAATGCGTCGATGAATTTACAATCTATACTTACGACGTCGTTAATTATGATCAGCCTCTGTTGAGATATTATGGACCTGACACCGGGAAGGGTGATAACAGCAAACTAATGCTTGGCAATAGTTATGTGAAAGTGTACGGCAACGACAACTTACTTTCTACTGACTCAAGTTCTTGTTTCGCAACAACTAAGTGGGTTGGTGATAAACTTTCTAGCGAACTTGGTAGCTACGCGAAGACGTCAGACCTAAACGGTTACGCAAAAACTTCTGCTTTGAGCGACTACGTTAAGACGACCGCTTTGTCTAGTTATGCAAAGAAGGATGACATCCCTACTTCTCTTCCCGCAAATGGAGGTAGCGCAAATTACGCTACTTCTGCGGGGAGCGCAAATACCGCTACCTCTGCAACTTCCGCGACAACTGCAACCCAGATTATTAGCAGAACTACTGACGGTATGGGGACGCGTACGACTTTCTACCCATATTATATTGCCGGAGACAGATTAACCGGCAAGTGGAAAGGGGGCGGTTATGTCACAACCGCTAAGAAAGAGGTCGTGTTTACAGTGCCGCTTGCAAGGCCGATTGTCGGCAGCCCGACCATTTCTGTGACCGCTTCATTGATTATTAGACAGGGGAGTAAGTATACTCATGGGTCGTCTTCATCTACAAAAGTTACGCCTTCCTCTTATGAAATTGAGCGTGGCATTGGCGATTCAATCTGCATTACTTGTGTTATGTCTGACCTGACTAACGCTGTCAACAACGATGCGTGCGCGGTGGCGGCGGACTTGACCATTACATTTAGCTAACGAAGGTCGGCTCTTGATTAGATGATAACTGACGAGTGCTGCCTTGGTATAAAAGGAGTGATATAATGCCGCTGAAAGGTATTGATGTATCTGTACATCAGGGAGTAATCGACTGGAAAAAGGTTGCGAAGGATGGCGTAAAATTCGCCATCCTTCGTGCTGGTTACGGGCGAGAGATCTCTCAGAAAGATAAATATTTTGAAACAAATTACACCGGGGCTAAGGCCGCTGGCATTAAGGTCGGAGCCTATTGGTACAGCTATGCTAACAGCGTGGCTCGTGGTGAGCAGGAGGCTAAGACCTTCCTGAAAGCAATCGAGGGGAAGAAGTTTGACCTCCCTCTCTTCTTCGATCAAGAATATGAAACGGCCATTTTGAAACTGTCTAACGCTACCAGAACAGACATCGTTTTGAAGTTTGTTCAGACGGTAAAGGCCGCTGGTTATGAGTGCGGGCTGTATAGTTCTACCGACTTCTTGAAGAACAAGCTGGTTACTTCTAGAGTGTCTGGTCTAAAAATTTGGCTGGCCGAGTATGGCTCTAAGCTGCATTACACCGGTAAGGTTTGGGCTTGGCAGTACAGTAGCAAAGGCCGTGTGTCTGGTATCAGCGGCAATGTTGATATGAACCACGGGTACTTTAAGATTGATACGCCTGCAAAGACTCCGGCTAAAAATAGCGACAACCTACTGATGAAAGATGATACCGGCGACAAGGTCAAACTATTGCAGCATCGGCTAAATATTCTTGGCAACCAGCTAGTTGAGGACGGCATCTGGGGTATCAAGACCGAACAGGCCGTTCGTAATTTTCAGTATAATTACGGACTGGTCGTAGACGGTATTGTTGGCCCAAAGACACAGGAGAAACTTATTTCGGAGGCGATAGTTGCGTCTGCAAAGACAATCAGCAACTATATGTTGAAGAATAAATGGCATTACAAGGGCAATGGTTACACGGCGAAGACTACGTTCGCCGCGACTAAGAAGCTGTCTAAGCCTGGTTCAAGCTGCGCACACTTTGTCTCCTGGGTGCTGCAGGATGTCGGTCTGCTGCAGGCTGGAAAGGTTCTCAGCCATACCAAGGCTGGCTATGGCGTCGGCGAAAAATCTATCGTCAACGCGGACAAGCTGATTGACTGTAAGGTCATATACCCGAACAAGAGCATCGACTCTTATAAGGGTGAGCTGAAGCCCGGCGACGTAATTGTTCACGACTCCAGTATCGCTATTTACCTGCTAAAGGATAAGAAGCCCGCCGTGCTGACGGGTCGAAACGGATCATGTATCAATAGCAAAGGTCAGTATGTAAAGATGCTCGTTATGTCTGGTTATGAGTGGCGACACAATATCCTGGCTATCGTAAGAGCAAAAGTATAAAATGTAAAGTAAGTATTGATAAACACACGGTCGTATGTTATATATATAAGTGCAAGGCTCGCTCCTTGTGCAAGGTCTAACTCCTTGCGTGCAGGTATGCTTTAGCGTACGACTGCTGGATTAAAAGAAAATAGCAAGCGTGTATTTTGACAAAGATGCACCAAGCGGAAAAAGAGGACCTCCGGAGGTCCTCTTTTTTTACCCATTTTCTCTTTGCTTGGCGCGGCACATTCTAATGCGTAAGGCGTTTGTGGTAGGGAATTTAGCGTTATAAACACCTTTTACATACGGGGCGTTTCGATGCACGGCGCTTTCTGTTACTCTTTGCATCTCTGCTATTCTCTCAATAGGGACTCCTGCACGGGCAAGCGCTGCTTCAGGAGTGTTAAGCGCACCCACCGTCACTAAGAGTTTCTTTGCTTTATATGTTGAACATTTAAGTCCATCGGCCACACTACGGATCGACCCACACTCTTTGTAGACTTAAGCAGCTATCATCGCCTCGATTGGCATGTCGTTATTGTGGTAGCGTTGCGCCATAGCTACTCATACCTCCAAACCATTCTTGATTTCCTGCCGGAGTTTTTGAAATACACTCTGTTTACTTCTTTTGCTACCCTGTCTACCCATGCGGGGGAGCCATCTGGCTCCTCAGAATATGGAGAGCCGCGATCCAAATATTCTTCCATCGACCGTCTGAACCCGGCAAGCCATTTTTTATTTTGACGCAAGAAGTGAGGAATACAGTGCCAGGCGGCATTATGGGCTAAGTCCATTTTTGTAATAACAACTTCGATAGTCTTAGCCCTTTCATTATAACTTCCCGGAATGTACCTACACGTGTTCCATTCTTTTTTGTATTCCGAGTACGGCATACGCCTCACGTTAACCTCGTCGCTCCGCCCTTTCTTTCGTAGCTCTTTCTTGTACCAACATAGGTAACACGTTGTTTCTTCTTTTTGTATCTTTGTTTTCCACCAGTCTCTTTGTCCCGTGGATGAGCACACTTTTTCACGACGGACTAGGCAGCCGCACATGACACATTCTTTATCAACGCGAGCATTTACCATCTTCAACCTGGCCCTTCACGTTCACAATTCTGGGAACTAATTCTTCCTTCCCTACCGGAATCGGAGGAAGCCATCTTAACTCCAGTCTTTTATCGCCGCGCTTTTCTGACCCTACCCAATAGTGGTGCCAATGGGCGCGACGAACGTAGGACTTTGCGCTGGCTCGTAGTTTTTGGCCAACGGATTTACCCACAAAAATAACTCCGTTGCTAGACTTACTGGTGTCTGTGTTAGCGGACAACAAATATAACACAAATTGAAGCATCTCTTGTATTACATTGAACTGCATATCTTCTTTTGTTATTGACTTCGGAAGATCTAAAGGCTCATATTTCTTAACGGTGGTGGTAGGCCCTCTTTCAGGAGTCAGTCTAAATGAGGCGGATAAATACCCAACACTGTTAGAAGCACCTTTTGTTTTAATAAGTAACAAGCGTATACATACGTCTTCTTTTTTCAGATTTGTAGTCCGTCCAACAGAAGAACCCAGGGCTTTCTATGATAGGAACAGCAGCCTCAACGAAGAAACACCTGTGTGGAAGTTTAGATAACAGTTCTTCTGGCAGGGTAACTTTGTCCTTATACCTGTCTACTTAAGCGATCAATTCGCTAGCAAGAGTGTAGTCAAAGCGGTACACAATGCGCTCTTTATCCCACGCCCAAGCCGCGGCAAGCTCAGAACATAGGCTCCTGGCGATCTTATCGCCACGTTGTTCTTTTAATACAGAGTAAGCTACATAAGTCGGAACTGTGCATTGGCTAGGCCATGTATTAGTCTTTGTTGCTTCTTCGGCAGCTCGTGACATGGCACCCCATATGCCACGAGTCTCTGGGTTGTATCGCCAATAGCTGACCACTGTTGTGGGAAGTAATTTCGATACGGATTTACTTTTTCGTTTCTTCATTCGTAACGCCCCGTTAAATCCTTTTTTTTTTTTTTTTCGCCCCTGTCAGTACTCAACTAAATCCGTGACTTCGCAGTTAAGCACTCCAGCCAGTTTCCCTAACTGCTCAATACTCTTAGGAGACCTCCTTCGGGCCTCCCAGTCCGCGATCGTGCGTACCGGGACACCGGATGCCTTAGCCAGCTCTGCACGAGACAAACCGTGCTCCTTACGCTTCCTCTCTATCTTAGTCCCAATCCCTCGCACAGTGCGGTAATACGCGAGCTGCCAGGTGCCTTGCTGCTCTAAGTTCAGATGTGTCCGAAAATCCTTTTTCATATGCTCCGGTGTGAGCGAATCAACTCTTTCTGCGATCAAATCAGTGATGTCGTCATCACTTTTATGAAGCTGGTGCAATTTTTGCACAGCGAAAGTGAAACCCCGAAGCGGCCAACACATTGCGTTATACCGATCCGTTTCGTTCCATCCTACTCTCTGTTCGATGAGAGCATAGGCTTCCGCAAGTCCCTGAATCTGTTCTGTTGTAAGCATTTAAAATCTCCTCCTTCTGGATAAATGCGTCTATTTACAGGCAAATTATAACGCGATTGCGTCTATTTGTCAACGGTTTTAGACGCATTTTTTGACCGCGTCCGTCTCGACACGATAAAAGCCCGGCCAGTTGGCCGGGCTAAAAAGTAAAGCATCCTCAAGAATATAATATAAGATCTTTCTTGAGTGGCATTTATTAAGATTTATTTAAGAATTTATTATGTATAGATTAAAATTGATATGCAAAGTCAGGTCGCATCCACAAAATTCAATTACCACCATTTAAATACTTCTATTTAGAAATTGTTTTGGGTCAAAAGACAATTTTCCTTTATTACGCTGACGAAATATTTATTCCAAAATGGTTATGAAAAAAGCCTAGAATATAAAAATTCTAGGCTTTTCCCTTACACCTTACGCACCTTATCTGGTGGAGATAAGCGGGATCGAACCGCTGACCTCTTGAATGCCATTCAAGAAAAACCTTATATTTTTTATCATCCTATTAGCTACATTTGAAAAATTTTTCTATGCCGCTTACAGCGTTTTCTTTTGTGTTCTTAGAAATATGAGTATAATGTAGGGACATTTTCATATTGCTATGCCCCGCAAGTTCTTGTATAGTTTTGATGTCAACTCCACTTTCTGCAAGCATTGTAATATATGTATGCCTGCAGCTGTGCGGAGTTAAAACGCGGACTCCGGGAACCAGCTTTAAGGTAGCCATAAATGTTCTTCGAAAATAACTTTGGCTTACGATTTTGGTTGGGTCTTTCCCAGGCCATATGAATTCTTTATTCCCAGAGTTTCTAAGTTTCATAACATACTTCTGAACCTCTTTTGGGACCGGCACGTCCCTAACGCCGCGCTCACTTTTTGTGCATCCGATGATCACTGAGCCTTTAACAGATTTGACAGCTTGCCTAACGTGTATTACACTGCCGTCTTTTTCTATGTGTTCTGGGGTCAGTGCTAGTATCTCTTGAGATCTCAGCCCTGTTGCTATCATAACCCTGATCGCAACTCCCATCTTGTTTATTGGCAGATTCGACATCAGAAGCTTTATTTCTTCTGGAGAAAAAACTTCTTTTTCTTTTGTCGTGTTAGTGTTCTTTATCTTCTTGGCAAGTCTAACAGGGTTTTTACTAATCAAGTCGTTGCTTTCTGCACTCATCATAATTTGATAAAGCATCCCTCGTAGTTTAGACGTGTATGATTTTGATCTGCCAGCCCTCGCCGCCGCTTTTAAAAACTCCTCGATGTGCATCGCTTTAATTTCGTCGAGTCTTGTGTTCCCAAAATAATCAACTAGTATATTTAATGTGTACTTATACCCTTCATATGTTGTTGCGGAAACCTCCCCTTCATAGTCCCTGTACCATTGTAACGCCCATACTGCAAAATTAGGAGGAAGGCCGTTAAGCCCAACTGATATATTCCTTTGTACCGTGTGTGCCTTTGCTTCGACCCCACTTTTTGTGCTGCCATAGAAATATCGGTAAAGGGGCTTGTTGTTATCATCTCTGCCAATTTCTATACGGCATTCCCATCTTCCATCCTTACTCTTCTTTACATAATAAGATCCTTCCAAAGAAACAATCCTTTCATATAAGAGGGGCGAAACAACCGCCCCTCTTGTTTTTACTTGTTAAGATTTGATTGCCTGGTACTTCCCTTGCATTTCTTCATACTTGCCGCAACTCATATTGCCTTCCGGACATTTGCCCTCAGCCACACAGCTAGGCCCAGCCTTTGCAAACAAGTTCGGTGCTACGGGGTAAACAAGCTCCAGCATCTTATCTGCCAGTTCTCTGACTTCCCACTGAGCGCGATTACAACATCGGAGTTCGAACAAATGCAACAGAGATCTCGCGTTCATGGTCACAATCATTCTTGTCGTCGCCGCATTCGGTAGAACGAATCTTGCATCTTCATTTGCAACCTTGTCAGCCGCAGACTTCTTCATACCGGCTTCGACATACTTTTTAGACAGCCTGTCCTGGAGGACTTCGTACACTCTGTTTTCCATTGTCATCGTTTCAGAGAATAGAACGTTCAGTTCCTCGTCGTCTTCTACAGCTGGCGGGGTAACGAAATCAAACCCATTCATGCTGACGTACCGCTGACTCTGCACTGAGTAAGAGGCGATACGGTGACGAGTCAGCTGCGCAAGCAGAGCGCGGGATACTCCCTCGATACCAAACATGAAAGACACGTGCTCGATAGGAGACTGGTGCCCCATGTTTGAAAGATGCTGAATGAACTTAGATACAGACTCATCCGTCAGGCCGTTCATCAGGGTCTCAATGCTGTCCGCGCTTGAGTAACACAGCTTGGCTGCAGCTGCGACAACCTTTTCCGGTTCCGGCGTATGTGTAATTAGAGTAACCTTCATTTACAAACCTCACTTATCCATTCCAACCATGATGTTTCCGTCCTTTGATGTGACGACGCTGGGCATTTTGCCGTCCCATTTTTCAATGTACTGGCTCTTAATAACGTTATCAGTCAAAGATTTTTCCAACATCTTGTTTGCTTTAGACTCAGCTTCAGCATTTTTGATCTTTACTTCTGCTTCAGCTTCTGCTTTAGCGATATTTTTCTTATTGAGAATCTCTTGTTCCTCTGCTTCAAGCTGTGCTTTCTGCTTTTTAGCGATAGCTTTGCTATAGCTATCCTCGAAGTCAGCACCGTTGATGACAATCCTGTTAACCACAACGACATCCTTGCTGTATTTTTCGTCCAGCGCCTCTTGCAGACGCTTCATAGTAAGCGGTTCAATCTTTGTTCTAGACGTTGCATCAGTGTCCTGCAGTTCCTTACTTGCAGACTTGACCGCAGAAGATACAATTCCAGCAGAAACCAGCATATCTTTATAGTCTGAGACATTAGCGTAGACCCAAAAGGACTTGTCCGGGTTAATTTGATAGGTCACTGTCACATCTTCGTAGTACACAGCAGTTCTATTTGTAGTCTCAGACCAAATCTTGCCCTCAAAAGTGATATCTTGCTGCTTGTTATTTACCACTTCAATCTTCTGGATGAACGGAACCTTCCAATTGACCCCATTCTGAACGGTCTCTTCTGAAATCTGGCCGAACGTACTACGTACACCGGTATACCCGGTGGGAACAATGGTGAGCGCTTGGGTAAACAATGCCAAAATAAAGCCGACCACAACAAGGGGAACGCAAAGTTTTGCAAATTTTGCTGTGACTTCGCGATCTCTATCAACATAGCTAACAAAGAACAGCACTCCGGCTCCAGTTAACACAAAAACTGCAGCAACAACACTCAAAAATACCATATAGCCCTCCTTATTTATCTACTTCATCTAGATGACTTGCCATCATATCTGCCATATGCAGCATAAATCCGAGCGGATACTTCTCCCACGCCTTATTAAGAGACCTATCCCCGCCTTTCACGGCGTTATCAAACTCACCCATATGCCATCTAATAGCAATCGCCTCTTCCGGCTTCAGCTTCATGTAGTTCTGGATAATAAAGTTGGTCTTCTCGCCGTGACCAATCGGGAATCTTTCGTTAATCACGTAGGTTGGAACCGTTTCCCATCTGCCAGTGTCCGGATTCTTTACATTCCGTGTGCTAGACTGGTAAAAATGAATCTTGCACAGGTCGTGCAGGAGCGCCGAGATAGCAACCATCTCGTTAACCTCTTCGTCTGGTGTTCCAGCGGGGAAGCAACGCTCCTTGTCTGCCTGATTATCAAGCAACTGAACTAGTCTATCGTACACGTTCAGGCTATGGATACATAGACCTCCATCGCAGGATAGGTGAAACCGAGTGCTGGCCGGTGCCGTGAAGAAATCAGACCGCTCCAGGTACGACAGGAGCCGATCGCTCCCGTCGCGGTGAATGTTATCTTTAAACACTTCAATAAATCTTTCTTTGTAGTCCATGCTCCTCCTTATTCTTTGTTGACGTCATTGCCCTCGAACATAGTCTTGCAGTTTCTTTTCATATTTTCTGCAAGCATGTTGACCATAAACTCCCAATTATCGCGAGCTTTCTTTTTCTCTAGCTCACGGACTCTCTGTTTGGCCGCACGCTTTCTCTTCTCTTTCTCCTTGGCTTTCTCCTTCTCAATCTTGAAGGCGTCTTTCTTTTTTAGGGCTTCTCTCAGCATATTGTTGTACAAATTCGTGCCGGACTTATCGCCAAACTTTTTAAACATCAGCCGGAGGATTCTTTTCATAAGGCAAATCGTCACACCGGTTTCAATTGAAAATGTATCGCCCTCGCGGCAGATAGCTTTCTCCTGTGTGCTATCAGTAAATGTGACGATAGTAACTTTGTCGTTCACAGCCGTTACATCCGCAACCTCTGGGTCAATGCCATGAGGAGTCTGATGCTTGGTTGCACCGCGCCAGTCTGCGACAAGGCACGCACAGCCATTATCAAGTGCGCAGGTAAGACCTTCTTTATCGTCATAGTTGATAAATTTCACCTCCTCGTTGGTTACGCCAGACACTGGTTCTACGAGTTCAAGATATGTATCGCCAAGAAAAGGAATGTTAATTTCGTAAGTATTGTTGCATTCATAGCCCATTTAATTACCTCTTTCTGTTGTATTGTATTTATGTTTGTGGTATCATGAAATTATACTTTCATGAAAGGAATGAGAATATGGCAAGAGCCAGAAAAACCCTGGAACAGCAGCTTATTGACATCGACGAGAAAATTGCTTTTTACGAAAACAAGATTGCAGAGCTTAAAATGAAGCGAGAAGCTCTTCTCGCTCCGTCTCCCGCCGAAATTATCGCCATGGCTAAGAGCAAAGGCATGACTATTACTGATATCATGGATGTGCTTGGCGTCAACCCTAACGAAACTGCTGAATAACCTTTAACGCGCGTCGCTTGTCGGCGCTTATTTTTTATTTAGCTTACGGATGATCTTATCAATCTCAATCGCACATCCTACGAAGTCAAGCGGGCCGAACCCCTTAGTCGTCATAGCCGCGCATCCAATTCTGATTCCGCTGGTTTCTGACGGGGATCTCTTGTCGCCCGGCACACAATTCTTGTTTACTGCAACGCCTTTCTTTTCCAAGGCGTCCTGAACCATCTTACCGGTAACATTAGGATGGGTGTTAGTCAGGTCAATCATGAACAGGTGGTTGTCTGTTCCGCCGGATACAATCTCGTAGCCCATCTTTTTGAACTGTTCGCACATAGTGTATGTATTCAGAATCACATTGGAGATATACTCCTCATACTCTTTTGTACAAGCTTCTTCTGCCGCTACTGCTTTGCCTGCGATAACGTGCATTAGAGGGCCGCCCTGGTTTCTAGGGAACACCGCACTGTTGATTTTCTTTGCCAGCTCTTCCGTGCGAGAGAAGATCATGCCGCCCCGCGTGGATCGAAGAGTTTTGTGCGTGGTAGTTGTAATTACATCCGCAAGACCGAACGGGGATACGTGCTCGCCGCCGACAATCAGCCCGGCGATATGTGCCATATCCACCATAAAGATGGGACGGTAATCAGGGTCAACAGACATTTCGATGTTAATGATTTTTCTAATCAATCCAAACTTAATTTCTCTTGAGTAAGAACTTGCACCAGCTAGGATTAGCTTAGGCTTGTAAGTTCTTATTTTTTTACTGAGATCGTAATAGTCAATAATCCCGTCTTCATCCAGCCCATAAAAAATCGGGTTGTAAAGCTTGCCGGAAATACTGGCTGGCGAAAAGTGTGACAGATGCCCACCACAATCCAGTGACATACTCAAGACCGTATCTCCTGGATTAAGTAGCGCATAGTAGACCGCTTCGTTTGCTTGAGTACCGGAATGTGGCTGAACATTTACGAAGTAGTCTGTATTAAAAGCTTCCTGCCATTTCTTTTGGCAGTAAAGCTCAAGCTCGTCTACCACTTCGCAGCCACCATAATACCGGTGGCCTGGATACCCTTCTGCGTATTTATTGGTAAGACAGGAGCCAACCGCTCTCATCACATCTTCTGAGCAGAAGTTCTCCGATGCAATTAGATTGATCTGGTTTTCTTGTCTCTGCTGTTCTTCTGCGATTAAATCAAATACTCTTTTCGTTACTACACACCTCCGTTTGTTATATGTATGTTGTTAATTAACCCAACGCACAATCGGGTCGCCTTGGAACCCTTTCTCCCAGACGAACCATGCGTATGCAACAGCGTTATTCTTTCGATCAAACACACCATTCTTGCCGCAGCATACACGCGATGAGAACACGTATATTATTTTAGGTGGATACTTTTGAAACAGTTGCTTACGAGCCTTTCCTTCCAAGAAGGTAAGCTTCAGAAACATTGCAACCTTGTGTCCATTACCCACACACTTCAAAGACTTCTCGACGAACTCCCGTGCATGCTTATAAGGGGGGTTGGTTATGATGTCGATATCATCTGCCTCTGTGAAGCTCTCGTTTAAAAAATCAACGGGAAGTTTGAAACCAAAACCTCTATACACTAGATCCGTGCTTAACACATCATACCCTCTCTCAAGCAAGACTTTTGATATGTGCCCTTCACCACAAGCTGGCTCCCAGACATTCTTAGAGAAAGTTTCGTGGTCGAGTAAAATCTCTACTGCTCTCGGTTCTGTGGCATAGTAGTCGTTGATTTCTGCATCGTCTTTTCTGTTGTTACCGGACAAAATAAACTGTTGCGTCCCAACCCAGTCTTTATTCTTTATTGCTCAACAGCTCCTTTGCGAGATCTACAAGCGGCCAAAGGTCTCGCTCGAAGTCTGGAATTCCACAGTAGTCAAACCAGATGTCGTCTATTTGTTCTGGAAACCCTGCGGATCTATAGATTAACAGCGCTTGTTGCTTGGACGCCCTTCCGCCAAGCTCGCTAACAATCAAATCACATACCTCTCTAACCCAAACACTGTATCGTCCTTCTCGATCTTGCACAGTCTTTTCATATTCCGCTTGGAATTCTTTGTTTCTCTGGGCGAGCTGCTCTCTGTTCCATTTAACAGACTTGTTTTCGTCAATCACGGTGTCAACGCCACATTGCTTGCGCACCGGCCTGTTATTCTTAATCCGATATATTTCTTCTCTGAGCCGACCCCATGTTGCTTTGTAAATCATAAGCCCTCCTTTTTGACCGCCGCCCGTATGGGCGGCGGTTCCGTAAATCATCTGTCTGTCTTATCGTAAGCTGTCTTTACGACGGTCCCGATACGAACACTTTTAACAACCTTGTAAGGCTGCCCGGTCATTTGATAACCGAGAAGGTCCCACGTCCAGGGGATGCACCACAGGTTGTTACCAGCCTTAATGATGGTCTGCATTTCTTTAGCTGACCGACCTTCTCCTTTTTCTACCACATCAAATTCTTCGTACTTGCCTGGTTCTGTGTTACACCTGTCATCATAGCCAAGCGCTAAGTAGCAGAGTTCTTCTTCGTCAAGAGGGATGCCGTGTAGCATCTTTTCAATGATTGTCATCAGGCTCACCACCTTCTTTGCTTGTGCTGCCGAACCCGCCAGCTCTTTCTTCAATACCATACAGCTCCACGTTTTTGTTATCGTATTCAGGAAGAGTGGAGTACGGGACAATGATTCCCTGCACAAAACCATCGTTAAAATGGAAGGTGACTGCTTCATGGTGGTCGTGGTTGAATAGCTTGACCATGATATGCCCTTCGCTTCTAGTGTCGGGGTTGTAGTAATCACTATCAATAACGCCGACCGTATTTGCGAGACTTACGCCGTACTTAAAACCGCTGCCACTTCTAGGAACGATCAGGAGCACAGCTGACTCCGGCATAACAATTCTCACGCCAGTAGGGATTGTAACCGAACCACCTGGCTGAATTGTCACATCGAACGGGATAAAGAAATCATACCCGGCAGAACCAGGCGTTGCCCTTGCTGGCAATCTGAATTCTTCATAGGAACCTTGGATTCTTCGATTGAACGCTGCGTCATCCTCGCAGAGGCTTTGCATCTCTGGGATTTTTGCGCAGTCTGTTCTGAAGGTCTCGAATGGAACCTTTTCAAAATAGCCTTTACATCCGATCAATTCGTACCTCTCTTTCTAGTTTGTAATCCATTTGACCCATACGCCATCTTGCTTCTTCCAAACAATCTGGTTACTGCTACCACGGAACTGCAGGGTGACATCTCGCTTATCAATCTCAAACCTTCCGTCTACCACCACATCACAGCTCCCAATCACATCTCTTCTCAAAAGGAGGCTCTCGTTTGCCTTCCTGTTGCAGATGTTCAGATTCGGGTTAAGGATTTCTTCCATGGTGTATCCCGTATAAATCCAAATTGTTTTTTCAGGGAACGCACCCTTCAACTCTCTTGCTAATTCCAAAACGTCTTGCAAATTTTCATATGCAAGTGGCTCTCCCCCAAGGATTGAAACCCTCTTTATATACGGTTTACTTGCAAGTATTAAGAGCTTATTTTTCACCTCAGTTGTAAACTCTTTGCCGCCATCGAACGCCCACGCCCCAGGGTTAAAGCACCCTGGGCAGCGGAACGAACATCCTTGCACAAAGACGGAGACGCCTGCGTGTTTGCCATTGCATATTTCAAACGGAACAATCTGCGCATATCTCATTACAGAATCACCCCGCTATGTTTTGTTCTCATAGAAACCTCTTGCTGTTTACCTTCATTAAACGCTGTCGTGTAATCGCCTGTGAGATACCCGGTCACTCTTCTCAATCTCTGGATCTTGTTGCCGCCGCACATAGGACAAACATCTGAGATTTCATCCGTATAACCGCAGCCCATACAAGTATCGTTCGGGACATTCACCGCAAAATAGGGGATGTCCTTATCTATTGCGTAGTTAACAATGTCCTCTAGCGCCTCCAGGTTGTTTTTTACTGTTGAGTCTAACTCGATATATGTGATGCATCCAGCGCTTGAATACCCGGTCAACTGGGCTTCAAGGTCAATCTTTTCGTAAGGGGTCATTTCCTCCCATACGGGGATATGCATCGAGTTAGTAAAGAATTTTTTGTCTGACACGTTCGGAATTTCGCCGTATTTTTCTTTGAACTTCTTCATAGATGTGTAACAAAGATTTTCCGCCATAAATGGACTATGTTTTCACCCTAGGCACTCTAGGGGCCTGGTCTTTCGGGCTTGCACCCTACTCTACTCGCTTCTTACTTTCGATAGTCTCTACACATTTACAATAAACATTTTAGATTTTTATTCTTTTAAACCAAACGGGTGCTTTGCTCCATTCGGCTTTCCCTCTTTTTATCATGCCGTTAATATTAGAAATGCCATAGTGCCGTTCTGCTAAAGCCGCGCTGGCAAAACGCTTGACTTCTTCATCCGTCTCACGATCATAAGCCGCAACAATCTCATGTTCTCTCGGGCCCTCACCGTGAAATGTGAAGTATGTCTGTTTTCTTAGCTTGTCACCTTTGTCCCTACATTGCCGCGCGATTGTCGAGGCATGAATACCTGTTGCCCGCGCCGCCTCTTTAACCGACCCAAATTCTGCTATAAGTATATTTGTTGCAGAGTCATATTGATCAACAGGCATACTTTGGGAGTCTTCCCAACCCATGTCGTTTTTTGCTAGCCCGTCATCAAACGCTTGCTTTGTATTTTCTGAGATAGTTCCCCATCTTAGATTACTCATGTCGTTATTTTTCTTGTCATTGTCAATATGCATTACTATTGGCAAGCCACATGGATTAGGAATAAATGCGTTAGCCACAAGTCTATGTACTCGTTTACTAATGTTCTTACCGGGGTATTTTATTCCGCAATACCAATAGCCGTGGTTTGAATATTTTGCCTTAAGAAAATATTCCCCTAGACGTGGATTACCTTGTCTAGTTTCTACTCCATACACATTACCTCTTGGGTCTATGTAATCCAACGCTCCTTCAATCAGAGCCGCGTCTTCTGGTAGCTTGTTTATGTAATTTGTCAAACAACCACCTTTCTTTTTTTATGTAAAATGTTTATTGATTTAGCACGGCGTTCTTGGATTCGCCGTTTTAGCCAGGTTTTTCATTTCACCTTTCGATGAAAGCCCCCACGGATTCAGGGGTAAAATACACACCAAAGTTCAATTTATATTTTTCTTTAAACTTCGCGCATCTCTCCTTAAATAAAGCCTCGATATGTTTTGCTAAGGCCATACCTTGCGGTGTTGTGTGATTACACCCGATAAGAATTTGTAAAGCTTCCGCTAGGCCGATCTGGCCCACGGCCAAAGTTCCATGTTTTAGGGCAGATTGGATACCCTCTTCGGGGATATACCCCTCCATAATTCTGTTATCATACATAAACTTTGCAGACTCCGGTGGCTGAGAACAAACCAGCTCAAATCGCTCAAGCAGCATGTCTTTAGCTTCGTAGATTTTCTTATCAAGCAAACTCATAAACTCTCTCACGCAATCGTATAGCATTACGTCGTCGCAATTTGTTCTGTCAATGATCGCTAACGGGGTAAATCTATTGTCCTCCTCGACCTTCTTCACTGCCTCAATAGCAAGGGTTGGGAGAATAATTGTGACCGGGCAGATATTACCTCTGCCGTCTTTCAGTTGGCCAAGACCGTTGATATCAAACCCGTTTGCAGTACGGCATCCCCAATATGTTCATACAAGTTCGCTACGCTTGTACCGTCCTCCAAGGACCGCTATATGTTGCCATATAGTTCAGACTATGTCATACCCCTGTATTGCTCTATCCTTTACAGGGGCCTCATCTTTTCGCGTCGCTTGACGCTACTCTACTCACTTCTTTGCACCAGTGTTTCTCTTGTGCTATGTTTTCGATAGTCGTTTAGCTTTTAACCAGCCTCAAACAGGTATTTAGCACGTGGTTATCCTTATGCCGATTTTATAAGGACTTCCCATGTTTAGATGAGTTTTTCAAAACACATTGCTGCGTTAAGCCACAGTTTCTTTATGGTGCTAAAGTATGTACAAGGATTATCTTTGTCATACCCTTCGTTACCTGACCAGTCTACATTCGCGTAGTTCGGGTACAACCTTTGCGCGGTAGACTTCAGTGCTAATTGAAACAAGTCATAGTTTGGATCTCCAGGTTTTCTGTTAATACCTCGTTTACACTGAAAGATTCCGCAAGGAAAAATAGGAGTCTTGTGCAGCTTCCCCGTCCCGTTAATAGAGTTCTCTAGAAGTGCTTTAATTACCATCCTGCCCTCTGGGAGTGTACAAGTCCCATAATTCAATGAAGTGAAAGGTCAAATTTGTTATCATAAAAGTTTATTATCTTTTACCTCCGGAGCTTTCGCCCTTTTACCCACCATCATTTGGTGGCGGTTCAGCATACGTATTCATCTTCGGCTTCACCCGTTAAGATGCGGACACTCTTGGCGGTATTATATTCTCTATACGAGGGTCAACCGCTATGCGTTACGATACCATAGGATTTTTATTTCCTTTGGTTATCTCGGCGCTACCATATTTGTACGCTTCTGCGTACACTAAATCACAAAGACGCTTTTTTCTTTCCATATACACATGTGCGTCATCATACATATAATCTATTAGCTTTAACATGCTACTGTTTTTTCTATATGCTATCGACCACAGGTTATCTTTTTCTCTATAAAGGTTCACCTTTTCAACCTCGGCATTAGCGAATAGGAACTCGACCAAGTCTTCTAGAAATTGTTTGTTCCCTTTGCAAAAACGAACCGCTTTCGTGTGGGACTTTCTTCCATGTGCCGCTCTTGAGTAATACGACACAGAACCGTCCCCGTCCAGTACCCCTCTGATAAAATGTCTGTAGAACTGTTTCGGGATATTTTTGGGGAACGCAACAGAAAGAGATCTGTCCGGTGCGATACCATACTGCTTTAAATCAGTCACCATCTTACTCGACAGTATGCTTAACGAACAACAGCCCCGCCCATCTCCTGTCACTCTTTTGTTCGAATTAAGCTCTTCTTTTAGCTTCTCTAGTAAGTAGGCGTCTGATTTTTGGAGCGTCAGCGAGACTAGTGGTTGTCTGCCTTTTGTGCTATGAATACAGCCGTCTGTTATGATCAGCCCTAAAAAGTACGCTTTACATTCTGTGTTAATCGTCTCGAAATAATCCTCTATTAAATCAGGCGAAAACAAACGCACTTTTGAGTATCTCTTAACGCGGTATTCATTCAGCACCTTTATTACGGATGGTATACTAATATTGAACGTCTCCACAAGATGCTCAAGAGTCATTGGTCTGCTCTTGTAGTATCTAACCAGCGCTTCTTTCACTTCCTTTGTTATATGCTTTGGTATATCTCTCACCTTCTTTCTGCGACATACAGCGATGATATAAAATGATTTGTGATTTATTAGGCTCCGCCGATATTGCCCTTTATTGTTTCAGTATATTTCTATAAAGCCAGCCACTTATCTTAACTGGTTTCCACTTCTTGATTGCAGTGTGTTAAGGTTATGGTACATGCCCTCAGCCGCTTGCATGGTTTCACGTTCCGTCATTTTCAAAGCATACCGATATACCCTGTCGTTTTTCTTCCAGAACGGATCGTCAATACTCCTATCTTTGTCCGAGCCTTTCATAGAGAAGAGTTTCGAATTAGTATCGTCGCATAACCATTCAAGTCCATCCCTGTAGTGTTTCCAAAAACTCTTTCTTACATATGGAACCATTGTCCAGTCAATATGGCTCGCAGAGACACCACCATATTGCTGGAGGCTCTGCAGCTGGAAGATAACAGCAACCAACTGAAAGGCCGTCCCTACAGAACCAGCAGAACGAATGTCGGTTTGCCTTGTATCAAATCCATTTTCCAGCAATTTATCAAAAGGAATTGTGAGACAGTTGTGACTGCCCACCGCATAGCTTGACAAGTCATGGATATAAATCTCATTGTTCAAATGATTATTTCTCGCCATCTCTGACATGCAATAATCCAGCGCGTATTGCTTCATAACAACAGCGTTTGCCTCGCCCATACGCCCACCAAACGATCTCTCGTCAACATTTGCATTCTGGTTTTGCACGTTGCTCGCCATAAGCTTCTCAGATACGGCTTTAATTAGGTCACTGCCACGCTCTCTAGCTTTCGTCCGCTCATTTCTATATAAGATGTACGCTTTCGCCACATCTTTTCTGTCGGACTCCATAAGTTTGGCTTCAACAATGTCCTGAATTTCCTCGACAGACTTGCTTTGCTTCATTTCAGCAGTCACAGCAACCGCAATTTCCCTTGCAACAGCTGCACATTGCCCATTTTCTTCCCCATCGACGCTCACAAACGCCTTCTTCACCGCTTCTTCTATCTTTTTAGGGGAAAATTTCTCTAACCGACCGTCTCTTTTGATTACAAATAGCTCGATAATCAACCACAACCTTCCACAATTTCGCTTGCGACCCAATCTGCAGCCGATTCCAGGCTTTCCAGCGTCAAATTTTCGACCACATAGTCAAAATCGTAGTCGTCAAGCTCGTTTTCTGATTTATGTCTACGCCAAAACGCCGTTTCATCACCGCAATCCATTCTCTCAATACGCACAGTCACGGTTTTGAACGCCGTTTTCACTTTTTCTACTTCATTTTTGAACCGAGCGTCGGAAATCAGCACGATATCCCACCGATATCCGATAGAGTGCAGGGTGTCAATCATAAAGTTCACAAAAAAGTCCTCATTGTTTGCTCTGAATGCGTCCCCAGTTACCTGGAGAAGCTCTCTGCCGCAAGGATCCTTCTTACCGTCCCAGCTAAAGTAACTACGGAGAATGTATTTTAAAGAATCGGCATAATGAGTCGTGCAAACCTTCTTCTCGTACGCCTGCTCAAGCTCGTTTGTCAGCATTTTCGCAAACGTGTCCTTGCCAGAACCGGCTTTTCCTGAAATCAGGACGACCAAAGGGTCTTGACTCTTCATACTACTCCCTCCTCGGTCAAATTACTTAGCACTAACCACACTTCGTCGTCCGGAATGTCCTTATTGCTGACCATTGGAGATCTTTCAATCCAATCATACTGGCACTTCGCGTCCCAGCTCTTCTTCTGCGGACTGTACCGGTCAACTCTGTTCTGCATATACAGCAGGAGCTTATAGCAATTACCTTCACTCATGTAAACGTCTAGCGGAGAAGCGTGAAGGCGGTTCATATCGTAGGACAACCCCTCCACACCCTTAAAGAAATCCGCCACACACGTAATTAGTTTGAATTCTTCAATGTCGTACTTGTATTTCTTGATCATTCTTCCTCCATGAATGGGTCAACCGCAAAATCAATACGGTTTACAATTTTATCAAAGCATTTGTAACACAAAGTGCAGCTGAACCGCAGCCCGTCATAGATACTGCCATATCCAACCTCTCCGAGGTCAATATCGAAGTGGTTGACCAAGCCGGACTCGTTTAGTTTGCGGCCACACACGTTACATTTCTTATGTATATTATTCATTTTATAAAAACTCCTGTTGTAATAGTTGCTCCCACCAGCAAGGCGGGCTTCTGTTGTTCAAAAACTTTTCTGCGATTGCATCACTCCAATACTTTGTAGTCGTTCAAATACCAATACCCCTTCTTGTTTTTGTACAGACCCGCACCAAACAGGATATTGTATTGAGCGAAAGGCTTCTTATCAAAAATAGACTTACGAACCGTGAGTCTTGCCTCGTTACCAGTGCCGATAGACCGCACTGTCGTGGCAACACCCCACACTCCGCTAGGTCCGTTCAGGTCAAACGTCTCAAGAACAAGTAACTTTCTTCTATCTTGCGGATCATTGGTCGTGATATCTATGTACCCCATTAGTCCAAGCTGATCCATGATCCTGCTCCTCACATCAGCCTCTTCAATACCAAGACTTAGAACATTGCGCTCACATTCCTCCAACAAGCCGGGCATATCTGTGATTGTATAAGACTTTAGCTCATTGCTTTTCACGCCAACGTCTGTAGCGTGTCGCTTTACGATTTTACACATCGGCCCTTCTTTAAGCTTTGTCTTCTTAATAGATTTGGCCACGCCATCATTAAAGAACTTGAAGATGTCGTACATTCTTTGCAACTCACGGGTGTTGCCATACTCAGAAAAAAAGCCTATCCGAATTAGATTTAGCAGTTGCCGCTCATTGCATGACGTCTCTGACCGAATTCTAAGAAGTGTTTCCATAAATGACTCCGGTTTCTTCTGGTGATACATGGCATAGAGTTGCTGCGGCACAACTTTGTTAAGATACTTTACAGAGCTGATGCCTTTAGACACAATCTTTCTATCCGGGTCAAACATGTACTGGTCAGATGATGCACCAAACACCGGAGGTGTAATCTTCAGCCCGTATATCTGTGCAAGCTTAGTGCCATTTCTAATATCCTCATCTTTCGCAGGGTTGTTCAGATAACTTGTCACGAATTCATACGGATGATAGCAACGCAACCACGCGCACAAAAAGCCGACCAGACAATAGCTGATAGAGTGATTGTAGTTAAACATATATCTTGAGCTGTCCTTGATAACCTGGATGAACTCTTTTGCTTCCTCCTCGGCGATGACCCTTGGTTTATCTGACTTCTGACAATAGCCCTCTAAGATTTTAGGAAGAGCGGCCTCCAGTTCGTCTTCATGCTTTCTTGCAATGTGACAACGTACTGTATCGGCCTCACCACCAGATAGCCCACAAACCTCCTGCAAGAACTTGATAATGTCTTCCTGATACACTAGTCTGCCATACTGATCTTTTAGCAGTTCGTCAATCAGTGGGGACGGATTCTTATGTGGGATTCTAGCGATCAATTCTTCTCTGTATGATGCACCACCAGGTCGAATGCACGCTGTCACCAACGACATATCAAAGATTGACTTTGTGTTAAAGTCCTTCAGCATCTTACCTGCAAAGGGAGACTCCATCTGGAAGATACCAATGTTGGAAACCATCATATCTTCCCAAACTCTCTGGTCGTCCCAATCTATTTCGTGTGACTTTGGGTATGGAATGTTCGCCAGTTTGCAAGCATCACGAATAATTTGTAGTGTGTTTAGAACAAGCATGTCATACTTAACGAGAGATACTTCGTGGATTTCTTCCATGTCAATCTGGAGCACAATACCACTATCCTTGTGATGAAAAACGCCATAGTTATCATCTAGTGTAACCGGGCTAATTACGATGCCAGCCGGGTGTACAGATTGTGACACTCTTGTATTCAGGAACCCGTCAAAATAATAGAACATTTCCTTGTATTTCCCTCTGCACGTCTCTGCGTCCTTTCCGTAATCTGCTTTTATCTTTGCCGCTAGACTCACTGGATATGGGTTTTCGTTTTTGTCCGCTTCCGGATGTTGCTCTGTCCATTTATGTCTTAACCCACGCACAATCTCTTCGATAGTCGCCAAGCCTTTTAATGTGCCGCATGATGGAACGAACGCAGTCTTCCGTTGCCCGAATCGTTCAATAATGTAATTGAAGATCTTAGGCCGGTCATCTTCAATAACGTCTGTGTCGATATCACCCACTTCAATTCGGTCCTCATTGCAAAAGCGGCTGAATACCGTGTGCCATGTTTCCGGGTTAACGTCTGTAATATCTGTCACATAAGCAACTCTTGACCCAGCTACACTGCCACGCCCAGGACCTGTTACAATCCCATTCTCATGGCACCATGTAAGGATCTCGCTCATGGATTGCATGAACCCGCACATCCCAAGTTTTGTGAATACTCTAAGTTCTTCTTTAATTGCGTCTCGGAACGCTTGCTCTTGCTCTCTTGGGATGATTCCGGCCTCTAACTTTGCTTCTAGCTTTTCGTTAATATTCTGGATAAATTTTTCTCTATCCTCTTCTGCAGACCCATAAAGGATTGGGTATTTCAAAGAAGTGTCTAATTCAAACTCCTCAACCTGATTTGCCATCAAGACTGTATTGTCTATCGCGGCTTGCCACACTTCTTCTGGGATAGAGTCCTGCTTTCTAAATGCTTCTTCCAATTCCTCGCGCGACTTATACGTTAGATCAAAATCATCTTCCGTGTCATAATGTTTGTTCTTTGCATAAGCAAGTAACGATCGGCATTCAGCGTAGTATTGGTCGATGCTGTGTGTGTCTGTTGCCGCAATCAAAGGAATGCCATACCTCTGAGACAACGCTGCCAGATGTCTGTTGTAGACAACCTGATCTTCACAGTCGTGCGGTTGAATCTCGAGGTAGTCATACTTCTTTACGAGCTTCTCGTAGTACGGGTGGCTTACATCCAGCTTGTTCAGCGGCGAAGCTAAACAAGCGGACATCTTGATAATGTTCGGAGAGATATTCAAGAACTCATCAAATGAAAGCCGCCCAACATAGTATTTGTGATCCTCGTCGGTTGACATACTGAGCAACTTATTGAGTTCCAAAAAACCTTGCCGGTTCTTCGCTATCAGAATTGTGTGGTAGTTATCTCTTACTTTCTCCTGCAGAGAGTCCGTTAAATAAATCTCCACACCATGCAGGTACTTGATACCTGCTGCATCGCAAGCCATCTTCTTGGCAACCCATCCACGGGTATTGCCGTGCTCAGTAAAACAAATAGCTTTTTGTCCGAGCTGCTTTGCCTTCTCTACGTAAAGGTTAAAATCTGTCGTCGAGTCCAACAGCGAATAGTCACTGTGAACATGGTACGCAACATAGTTGTCCAACCATCAGCCTCCTCCCTGTATCATGCCATACACTTCCGACTCAGCATCCAATGGAGCACATGGAACGCGGGTAGTGTAAATCTTGTCATCCCATTTATATCTGCGGTCGTACTCTTCATAGTTCGTGAAGAACCTCCGGCACGCCTCGTCGTAGTACAACCCAAGTTCAAAGCCAGCTCTCCCTCGCATACGATCCTTTGTTACGGACACAACACAGGAATACTGCGAGAACTTTGACGTTCCTTGCTCTTTCTCGTCCTGCCGTACTCTCCGTAGAGACAATGTACGGTGCGCGAGATTTGGGAGGTTCGACGTGCCGCCGATGTCATACAACGCGACCGCCCCCGGCGTTGTCCCGCTGGGAATCTTTCTCGGATGTGCAACCAGAATCACACACACATTGAATTTTGACGCGAACTGAATCAGCCAGTTGACCAGCTCGGTCTGCTTGTCATACTTGTTCTCGTCAGAAGAATGCAAGTCTATGGTCATTAGGTTGTCCAACAGGAACAACTTGCTGCCATACTTTCTGGCTGACGCTTCCATAGATTCTTGGATCGACTCGATGTCGTTCGGCCACTCGTTCTTATACACGAACCACTGGCCTCTGTAACACTCATTGATTTTCTCTTTCGCTTCTCTCGAAGCAACCCAATAGATTGCGCCGTTCTTGCCGGTATGTTCTTCGACGTTTCTCGGCCCGGCAAGTAAGTAGTTCATCCACGCCTTACTCATGAAGTCCGGCAACTCTCTTGAAAAGATCCAAGCACCTCTGTTTTGCTCAAGCGCATTACAGATAAGCTGGTACAAGAAGCTGGTCTTACCGGAACCCGGCGTGCCAGTCACGAGCGTTAACGTCCCGAAGAACAGCTTGAATAATTCTCTATCAAGACTTTCAATGCCAAAGTAAATCCCATCCAAGTCACTAATGTTAACATCCTCGACGTCGCTAAGATCCATTACACTGTCAATCGGAGATTCTTTCGCGCTAAGGATTGCGTTCATCACTGCCTCTTTCCCCTGGTAATAAAGCAGCTCGTTCAAATCTTTAATATGCTTGCCAGTCGCTTCATCTACCGGAGGGATATCTACGACCTTTGTTCTCCAAGAACCAAGTCTAGGGCATACATCTTTCGCCATTTGATAGCCCGCCTTATCATTGTCAGAGCAGATGATAATCTCGGAAAACTGGTCTAGCCAATCCATATTCTCTTCAATCCAGTGGTGATTCTGAGAGCCTAAAGGAACGCTCACCGCATTCGTGTAGCCGGACTCAATAGCAGCCATCGCATCGCAATTACCCGTAACAAAAATCGTCCCGTACTGCCTTACTAAGATCATTCCGCTTGGCACTGTCACACAATAAACGGTACCAACGTAGTGTTCTGTTTCATATGTAATGTCGTTTAGGTCTGCTTTTTTCTTACCTGTAATCGATACTCGATAGATCCCATCCAGCGTAGATAGCCGGTACCTAACAGAGCATTGCTGCCCGCTTGTGTGAGCAATCGTCTGTATTACATTAGCGTTGCTCAACTTACAGGCATAACCCGCAGTCCACTTCTGAAACCGCCGAAGAATTATGAGCTTTTGTACCTCAGACGTGGTGCTAACCCACGAATAAGAGATTGGTTCTATATGAACGTGTGGCGGAATCCTGAACAATATTCTGGAACCATAGTCAGAGAGTGGTATCTCGGTGTGATCAACAGACAATTTCTTGAGAAGCCGTCGCAGTCTGCGCCGTTTTCTTTTCTCTGTTGTCAAGAACCTGTACTCGCTATTGTTTTTGTCGTAACTGCAATTCTCCGATATGGCAATTGATAACTCAATCTCGTCTCTAGAGAGAGAAAACCCATTACCTGAATGACTTGTTGTGATTGGAGCCGATTTATACCAGCCATCCGTCAGCTTTCCCGGCTTCGTCTTTTCCAAAAAACCGAGAGCGTTATAAGTTACAACATTGTGGCCTCCAGTTACACACGACACATAGTTGTCTGTAGCAATAAAGGAGAGAAAACCTTCGTAGTGCTCGTTAATAATTGCGGTTGGTCTTACAAATTTGCCGTGCAGCTTCGACCAAGTACCAGCAAAGAGGTCGTCCGCCCACACCGAATACACGTCCTGCCCGTGATACTCATCAAACCGAACCCACCCGTCAGGCGTTAGAATTTCTGCGTCGCCAGGAAAGCATTCGCCTTCAGTTATCAATAACGGCTGACTTATGTTTACCCTGTTCATATTGAAAAGGAGCGGACGAGTGTCCGCTCCTTTCTGACACCAGTTCTTAACCTCACCTTTTGACTTGTCGATTTTTCTAGCCGGTCGGTACTTCACCATCGTCAACACGTCGTTCGTATCGTAGTAGTTGAACACGGCGTTACCATGTTCGTCTTCCCGTACATCACAATGATCTAGTGTTTTCTCACTAATCTTTCTCGTAGCCATATACTGGTTTACGATTGACCGGTCTCTTAACGGGGTCTGCTGGGGATACCGATAACCCCTGTGAGTCTTGATGCCTTTCTCGCCAAAGCTATAAGCCATCCCAGCTTCTTCAAAAGTTTTCTCCGCTGCTTCAAGATATGTATTACCAGACATCACATAGGCGTCAATGATATCAATGTTGCAGCCGCACCCAAAGCAGTGGAAGCTATAGGCTTTCGGGTTGTAAATAAAGCTCGGAGTGTCTTCCTGATGTACCGGGCACAATGATTTCAAGTTAGACGGATCAAACAATTTAAGGTTAAGCGTTTCAGCAATCAAGAATGGAGTCCTATCTCCGATTTTCTCTTTCGCCTTCTGTAATTTCTCCTTTTCAATCAGCACTTAGTTCTCACCATCTATCACACTCCTTTACTCCATTGTTGTATCCGCACTCTCTACATTCATCCTCGCTCCGCAATTTGGGCAATATCTTGCGAATGTATACGGCTTGGGGCTTTCTAAAAACCTCTCTAAAGCTTTTTGCTTTTCTGCTTCTAAATCCCATTCATACGTATACTCTTCTCCGTCCGGCGCATATAGTCTGTGCGACCATACTACTGCATTATTTGGATGCCTTTCCCCGCACCCAGAACACACTGCCGTGATGGATACAGAAAGTTCTCTTTCCTCAGACATTGTATCCATATAAAAAGCTCTTGGCACCAACTTCCACTGCTGCCATCTATAGCAGAAACACGCAGGAAGAACATCCGCCGCCGGAGCATTTTCTATAGCACTAATCACATCTGCAGGATCAAAATTCCCTTCCGGATATTTCATCGGCGGCCCATATACACCGCCTCCATCTTCCCACCATGTCGGCAGATCTTTTATGTATGCTAAAAGCGATTCTCTCTCAATATATTCAGGCACTCTTATATCTCCTATTGTTCTTGGCTCTAAACGGACAGCTCTCAGCGGTATCACAAATGTATGTGCATCTGAAGAACTCAGGGTCTGGTTCGAACTCTCTTTCATTTTTAATCTCTTCAATCCGATCCAGCACCCACTGTTTTACTTGCTCAAGCCGCTCTTCATCAAACGCTTCCGTGATAAACCGCCCGTGTCGGTAACAGTTAAAGTCCAATGTAGCAGGCCACTCTCCATACTCTTCTTTGATAGGGATTGAGTAAATATAAGGCTGTCTGTAATACCTATCTAGCTCCTTGTCATATTCCGTCTGGAACTTCCTATTGCTTCTGAATCTCAATCCATGTGACTTGTGATCTGTTATATGGAAGCCGTTCTCTTCAGCCACTACGTCTATAAATCCGACAAATTCGTACGGACCAATCTTAAAACGAATCTCTTTTTCAGTAGCGACGATATTCTCAATGGCGTACGGGAAGTCAATACCCTCCAAATATGAAAGAGCATTATTGAAGAAATTATCTTCAACCTTTTTGCTGGGCGCTTTCCCTACAACCTGCTCGTCATAGTGATCCAAGAAATACGGTACAAGTTCTTCCTTTGCCAAAGCTCGTGACAAGTATTGCTCCAAGATATGGTGCATAAACGTACCGTACGTGGAAAAGAAGTGCGGCTCCGGCTTGATCCTTACCGCCGTGTGTTCAACAACCTTCTGGTAAGTCTCATCGTCGAACCTCTCCTTCATCCACTCCATGACCTTTCTATAGATCTGGTCGAGGTTTTTGTTGTATGCTATATATCGAACGAACCAGCCATACTTGCAGTCATCAAACGAGGACAGTCTAGAATAACTCCATAGCATAGCTGAAATTGCTCTTTCATATTCCGGGTCAGAGACGATCTCAAAAGGGATCGTCATCTGTTACGGTAGGCTGACTTGCCGGAATCGCGCCACTTTCAGAGTTACCTCTGGAGTTATCAGCGGACTCAAAGGAGAACACAGCAAAATTGTAGTACCGCTTGTTCGTTTCCTTGTTGTAGCTGTTGGTTGCGTCCATGTCGCCGATACGAATTCTGTCTCTCGGTTTCAGTTCCTTCGCGTTAGCGTGCGCCGCGCCAACAAAGTTTACAAAGTCGCTAAACTTTGTCTCGTACTCGCCAGTGTTTTTATTCTTCTGGCTAACAGACAGGTTTACCTTCGTGTAGTTACCCTTGTCTTCGACAGACCAAATTGTTGCATATGCACCAGTATGAAAACCCATGTATTATTCCTCCGTATGTAGTTTATTTAAATCTCTCAGCAGAGCAGTCGCTCTTGCTTTCTTTGTAATCTGTTTGTAGTCTCCGGTGGGAACCAGCTTGCCCTTTTCATCACGCTTATCCACGTGCTTCGTGACCAGCTCTCTAATCTTTTCTCTCTTACTAGGATCTTTCGCCACAATATCATTGGCGACCGCGTCGATTTCTTCGATAATAGAAGCGAGTTCGTTCTTGGATTTCTCTTCTTTCTGCTTCGAGCGGATGAAGTCCGGGTCGTCGGTCGTAGTAGCACACTGGAAGTATTTCAGCAGGAAGTATCTGTTGCTATAGGTAAGAGCCGAGCCAAACGCTTGACTGCTATCTGCCTGATTGCCGGTCATTGTCCAAGGGACAACGATCTTTTCTTCCGGATTGTCGTTGTTGACCCAGGTATAAACCATGTCAGCAGAGACCAGAAATTCATTCACTTTTTCTGTCTTGCCGCCCTTCGTTTTCTCGTAGCTAAAAGGCCGCACATCAGCTGTACCGTGGACAATCCCAGGAACCAGCGTCAGGCCGTACTCCGCGACAGCACTGTTAATTTTAGGCAACAGCTCTACGTCAGAAGTATAGCTATACCCATATCCCTTCTTATCTTTCTTGACAACATCTACAGCTTTCTGTACTGCCGCAAGCTTCTGATAGATGTTCAACGTTGCATGATTTTCTTTTTCCATATTTCACCTCATCTCATTTTTTCGCGCTAGCTGTGTTGTAAAATAACCTTATATTTTTTAACCGCTCAGCGTGATTATATTATATAGCTTTATTTTTCAAATGTCTACCCCTTTTCGCGAAACTCGTCTGACGAGTTTCGCGGAGGAGCAGCCAGTTAAAATCACAGTCCTTGAATCCTTTTTGACTCTTTCCACACATCCAGCAGTTCCTCTTCGGAGAGAAGGGCGATAGCCGAGGAAGACAGGACGTTCCCAATAGCTACGCTCTTAATGTCCTCCTCTTTCAGAGAGCCGAGATATTTCAGCAGCCTCGCCTTCGACATCCTCTGCGGGTTCTCGCACAGGACAAGGCTGTCCGCCAGCAGGTTGTATTTCTCTGCCGGGAGGAGCACGTGTGTGGGTTGAGTCAGATTCTTAATTCTGGTTGTGAGTGGCAGCGCTATGACGTTCGGGCTTCTATCATTCCCGACATCATTTTGGAAGATGACTCCTGGTCTAATTCCCTTCTGTTCACTGCCTACCCCGCTAAAACTCATTAGGTATATGTCGCCTAGTCGTGGATTATCGTATTCCATAAAACCTCCTTCTACCCGACAGTTAGACTTCACTAACACACGGGTAGAAAAGGAGGCGTTCAATTATTACTTTTCTTCCGTGTTCTTAGGCGAAGCGTCAGGCTTTTCCTTAAATCTATCTGTTACTTGTCTCCATGTGCAGGCAACCCACGCCTGCCAGTCAGGGCACTGACGGGTACATTTCCAGTCTCTATCGCACAATCTACAAGGACTAGTATCCAAAATATTCTCCGGCATTATTCCACTACCTCCAGCCTTTTCAGTCCAAGAGTTTTAATAACAACGTACACTGCAGACGGCGTCACCTTGATCTTTCTTGCAATATCGCTGGCACTCATTCCATCCAGATACAAAGACGCTACCTCGTCGATATCAATCTTAATACGGCCATCTCTCACTTTATTCTTTCGCTTTCTATGTACCTGCTCATTCGGGCGATTCTGCGCTACCCACTGGCCGTAACTCAATCCAGCTTCCTTGGCCGCAGCCGCCACTTCATTAACCGTCATTCGATTACAGTTCGTAATAGTTATTTCCTCCTTATTTCGTTATGTAATTATTTAAAAATCCTTCTTCCGAAAGAATCGGGATCCCCATGCTAATAGCTTTCTTGACCTTCGAGCTTCCGCTCTGCGGGTCATTGCAAACCAAACAAGTCGTGTCTTTCGTCACGCTTGACGACACGTTCCAGCCAGCATCCTTCACGACTTTCTCAAACTCTCTTCTTGACTTGAACGCCTCCAGCTTACCTGTCACGCAGACTGTCATCCCCGTGCTTTTCTTACTTTCTCTAATAGTGATAGCTAAATAGTAATTCAGCACCGCAATCTCTGCAGAATGTTTTTTGATATAGGCGTTGATTCCTTCACTGGTCTTCACACCAATTCCACTAAGACCGCTCCAATCCGTCTCAGCATTCGCCATATCACATAGCGCCTCGATAAACGAACGTC